CTGCAACTCCGTGAACACCGGTTCGAATCCGGTCGGGACCTCCAGGTTAAGTATACCAAGTTGCTTTATACCCTTTTAATGGCTTTGTTAGTAAGTTATAGCCGTTTAAAAGCAAAGCAACTTTTTTATTAGAATTGAGCAAATTTGATGTTTTTTCATCACTTTTGCTCTTTTTTTATGATATAAAAGTATGGAAACACGCTCATTTTGTGGACCGGGTTTGAACTCTTGAATTTGCATGAACCCTACCGGGTTTGAACACCAAATAATAAAAAAAAGCGATCGATGTTGATCACTTTAATGAATTGTTAAATGACTCGAAAGTTTGTGAGCAGTTTGTCTAATTTTATATTCAATCTCTATCGTATTGTAGTATTTCTTATCAGTTTCTCTTTTTAGATTAAATGGATTAAGTATCAATTCAATATCATTTCTATTATTAATTGTTACCTTGCTAAAAAACTCTTTAAATGGAAATTCTTGAATATTCTCTATGGTACGTTTAAATGGTTTTAAGAGTTGTTTGTACTTGAGTAGTATTGCTTCAGAATTGTAGGTTGTTAATAATTCGTTCTTTAAACTTATCAGATTGATTTCTTCGGTGTGTAGCTTAGATTTTAATTCCTCAAGTGTAATAAAATCGAACTCCTCTTTAACTTTGAAATTATTAATTACATTTTCCATTCTTTCGTTTGCTTCAATTAAGTTATTGATCTTATCTTTCACTTGCTTAATAACTGGATGTGAATCCAATAACAATTTAAGTTCAAGGAAAAAGTCAGTTTTGTTTCTTATTATGTAATTACAATGGCTCAATATCATATCATCAAAAGTAGATACAAATATAGAATCATTATCACAATTTTTTCGCTCTCTATTGCTAGAGCAAATTAAAAGTTCTCGCTGCCATTTCTTATCCTTGTTGTTAACTATAAAATGATAATTATTTCCGCAAATCCCACATTCAACAAATGAACTATAAATCGATTTATTTTTTGCTTTCTCTTTTAGAACTCGCATGTCTGTTGTTTTATTATATTTTTTCATACGTTGCTGTTTAATTTCTTTAACCTTTTCCCACAAATCCATAGATATGATTGCTGGGTGCGAGTTTTCGACATAATACATGGGGTGAGTAAGTTGGTTTTTTTCACCACGTCTATCACCTATACGTTGCCTTTTTGTCTTTTGCAATAATGCATTCCCCGTATATTTCTCATTGTTTAAGATTCTTTGAACAGTACCAAATTTGTAGTCTAGATTATAGTGCTTTGTTTTTAAATTCTGTTTTCGCAACTCTGCAGCTATGTAACGTTGTGAATATCCTTTTGAATACATAGTGAATATTTTTCTAACAATCTTTGCTTCGTTCTTATCAATGATTATTTCGTTTTCTGCGTTCCTTGTATAGCCAAGCACCTTTGATGTTACCATTGATACAATTCCCTCTTCAAAACGTTGTTTTACACCCCATAGAGTGTTCTGGCTATTGCTTCTAGCTTCCTCTTCAGCAATGCTTGCATAAACTGTCATAGTTAAATCAATTTTTGGATCCAATGATGATATGTTTTCTCTTTCGAACCAGACCTCAACATTTATGATCTTTAACTCGTTTAAGATTCTTAAACAGTCTACAGTATTGCGAGCGAATCTAGATATTGATTTTGTGATTATTAGGTCAATACCACCTGCCTTAGCAAGTTCAATCATATGATTGAATTTCTTTCTATGTGTGATGGATGTTCCAGTTCGACCAAAATCGGAAAAAACTCCCACAAAATTCCATTTATTATTTTCTTTAATCATGTTAGCATAATATTCGATTTGCATATTTAAAGACATTTCTTGTAGCTCTTTTTTTGTTGAAACTCGAGTATAAGCACATACGTTTTTCTTTTTGTTTTGACTTTCAATACGATCGAAATTTATAACTTCAACAAATTCCATTAGTTTTTCCTCAAATCTATTACTTTATAGTTTATTGTGTGCTTTCCATTTTGACTTGTCACTTTTCCTCTGTGTATTGATTTATGGTTTTTGTAATCAATAATTTCATTCTTAATGTTCTTTTTAATCATAGGTTCATCGTCAATAAGAAGAAGAACATTAGACTGGTCAATAGTAATGATGAACTTGTAAACACCAATCAATGTGTTCTTGGTAAGATCTGCTTGTCCAAGAATGAATTTCTTCATTTCTTTAATTCTTTCTGTTTGCTCATAGTGATTAACAAGTTCTAACTGTTTCTTTTTTAAATTTGATTTTAAAGCTAATAATTGTGCTTTCTTTTCATTGTATATATCTTTATAAAAGTCACCGTTTTTTGAAATTTCATCAACATTTATATTAATTATTTCTTTGATGTTCTTTTCACTTTTAATAATTTTAAGCTTTAAGTTTTCGATTTCCTTTTCAACATTGTTTGATGATAAACTATTTTTTATTGTAGACATTGTTTCGTCAATGATAGAGTTTTTAGTTATATTTAGTTCGTGAATAGATTGTATGACTGCGCTTTCCAAAGTGTCATGATCAATTGGTTTACCCTTGCAAATATGTTTTGAATTATTCTTTTTGCATGTTAATGCGATCCTCTCGTTGGCTCTACCGTAGTTGTAATACGTGCGACTCATCACTTTTCCACACTTGCTACAGAAGACAAATCCACTTAGAGGATATTTGTTACTATAATTAGATTGTCTACGTTTGTGTGATCGTTTCTTCTTTAGTTCTTGAACCAAGTCAAATGTAGCGTTCGAAACAATACCTTCATGATTATTCTTAATAAAATACTGTGGCGCATGACCTTTATTCTTTATCGATTTATGTGTTAAGTAATCGACAGTAACTGTTTTTTGCAAAAGCACATCCCCTGTATATTTTTCATTGGTTAATACTGCATTAACAGTTGATGGGACCCAATGCACAACACCACGACCATTCTTTCTTTCGTTTTTTGTAAGGAAATCACAGACTTCCTTTAAGGAACATCCAGCTAAATACATGTTGAAAATCATTTTGACAGTTTTTGCTTCTTCCTGATTAATAATAATCTTTCCGTTCTCATCCCTATCGAATCCCAAAAAAGTTTTTGCATTCAATCTTACCTTTCCGTTTTGGAAATTCTTTCTGATTCCCCACGTAACATTTTCGCTAATATTTCTAGATTCTTCTTGAGCAATTGAGGATAACAACGATAACATGAAATCAACACCATTTTTGGATGTATATATATTTTCTTTTTCAAAGAATACATCAACATTGGCATCTCTTAATTGTTGAATAGTTGATAAAGTTTCTACTGTGTTTCTAGCAAATCTAGATACTGATTTAGTTAATATTAGATCGATTTTCCCTTGTTTGGCGTCTTTTATCATTTTCATGAATTGTGGACGTTTCCTCATACTTGTTCCAGTCAAGCCTTCATCGGCATATAATCCTACAAATTCCCAGTTTTTATCTTCTTGAATTTTTTTAAGATAATATGATTTTTGAGCTTCAATACTATGCAATTGATCATCTGAATCAGTTGATACCCTCGCATAAGCGCAAACTTTTAAAATAGGTTTAAAAATTGGAATGCCACTATCGTTTTCATATAAGGGTTGTGTTGGTTGAATTACTGTAATCTTTCTTTCTAACATACCTAGTCCTCCTTTTTTCGTTATTACATATATCACTTAAAAAGCAAGTAATAGCAAGTGCTAAACGCTATTAGTTGCTTTATTTTTATATTCATCAATTAATGCTTCCAAACAAGAGTACCATTCTAAACCTGAAATCAAATCGCATTCTAAAAGTTTATCAATAATTTGTTTCTTTAGATGAAAATCAATAATATTATCCATAATATTCCTTTCTTGCAAAAGAAAAAGAGCCGCTCAAGAAAGCGACTCTTTTAAGAAAGGATAAACTAAGAATATAAATTGTATGTCTAAACCACCAATAGTATTTTATCACTAAAGAATTAATAAGTGAATTAGCGCAAAGCACTAAAAAAATGGGGAATATCCATATATTTCTTTAAATCTGCCATTAACACACCTTTAAATACTATGTTCTCTGCATGTGCCTTGTTAAAATATCTTGGCTTATCATTTATATAGAAATGTCCACCACCTGTAGGTTTAAAGTATACTTTTGAGATATATGTCATATCATAATAATCAAATATCATTACATGGCCATCTAAGTTTTGATTAGTCTTCCAGAAGAAGCGAACATCATGATCAGGTTTCATATAACATATAACATCATCATTGATAGTAGAAATGGTAAAAGGCATGACTTCGCTAAGACCCTCATCGCTATTTTCAAACGATCTAAAAGCTAGAGTCTTATCATTTACCAGCGTGTAAGGATTACCAATGATAACATCAAGTGACACGTTATAAAACCCACTTAGTTTGACTAAATCTTTCAAACTTATTTCACGATTACCATTTTCATAATTGACATAACCTTGCCTTGACTTACCGATTATATCTCCGACTTCTTTTGGTGATAATTTGTGAGATAAACGAAGTTGTTTTAAGTTTTGACTTACAAACCTACTATCAAAAAAATCATCATACATATAATTACTTCCTTTTCATCTAATTTTATGAGCAACAAATGTAGCACAATAAAAATTACCGTTAACATTTAATCTATTTTAGCATAGAAATTTGAGAAATAACAACTCATTTTGTTGCAAAATAAAAAAAGTACTATGAACTTATTTTCAAGATAATCATTTCAATATAAAATAGTATCAGCGAAAAAAAATTAACAGAAAAGGGGGGCGTGCTTTGACGTCAAGGAATAAGAAGAACTACCGGGTTAGTTTACATAGGCAGTATTTAAAAAGTCAGCGAGAAAAGCTAGGATTAAAACATGAAGATGTAGCTTTTAAACTTAGAATCTCAACAGACTATTATGCTCAAATTGAAAACGGATTCCGGGGAACTAAAATGTCTGTTTTATTGCTAATTAAAATAGCTGAAGCATTGAAGCTAGATATAACAGAAGCAATATACAGTGAAAAACAATTTTCAGATCAACGAGAAAGGATGAAATTTGAATTAGAGAGAACACTCTCTGGATAATAAACCCCTTTCTTTGCAAATAGACGATTATATAACTTTTAAGGATGTTAAACCAATAACAAAAGAAAGCTATAGAAGGATATTATTAGAGTATTTAAAGTATGTCAATAAACTACCTAAACCACCAACTAGGGAAGATATAAAGACGTACCGAGAAATGTTATTAGGTCGACTAGAAGCAAGAAGTGTACAAAAACATATAGTTATTATAAAAGGATTTTATGAATGGATTTATGCCGAACAAAAAGGCGAGAATATTGCTATTGGCATAAAAGGAGTAAAAATTACAAACACGTTCAAAAGAGAACCATTATCAAATGAACAAGCAAAAAAGCTATTAAATCATGCTAAAAGTTTGTCATCAAACGGAATTATAGAATTAAGAAATTATGCAATTATAAGTTTAATGCTTACAACTGGGTTAAGGACAATAGAGGTTAGTCGTTCAAACAGTACAGATATTCATTATGTCGAAGATGCACAAGCATTATATATCCAAGGGAAGGGACACGACTCAAAGGATTATTTTGTAAAAATACCTAAGACAGTTTATGAAACAATACTAGAATATCAGTTTGCTAGAGCGGATAATATCAAGCCATTATTTATTAATCATAATAGGAATCATAAATATGATCGAATTAGTGCCAAAACCATCAGTAGAATGGTTAAAGATTACTTAAGAGATGTAGGGATAGACGAAAAAATCTATACTGCTCACAGTTTGAGGCATACTGCTGCCGTAATTGCTATGAATTCGGGTGCGCCATTATTTAGTACCCAACAACTACTAAGACATAAAAACCCAGGTACAACGCAGATTTATCTACAGAAAATTACTAGAAGAAAAGAGAATTATGAACAAGTAATTAGTGATGTGTTGTATGAACAAACAAGTGAGGATAAGAAATGATACAAGAATTTAGGAATGCAAATTTTGGTACTGTTAAAGCCACTTTAATGGATGACCAACCCTACTTTTGTTTAGTCGATGTTGCGAGAATATTAGATATACCAAATGCTCAAGATTGTCGAACTGGACTACCAAGCCAAGATATAAAAACGTTAGAAGTAAAAACTGAAAAATCTGCTATTAAGCGATTATTTATTAATGCAAAACATATAAGTACTATTATGTTTAAATCAAAGAAAACTGAAGCACATCAGATTAATGACTGGTTATATCGAATTGTAATACCACAAATGATTACACAATCACAATATGGCCTAGAAACTTTTGATGATCCAGAAACTGCAATGAAGTTTTTAGATGAGTTTCAAGAACTTAAGATTAGAAAAACAATATTAGAAACAGATAGAAAACTTAATGCGCCTAAAATACATTACATAAATAAACTTTTAGGTAGTAAGTCATGTGTAGATTTAGACATGGTTACTCAAGTTATTAAGTTTCATAATTTAACCAATGTGGATTTATATAAAATATTACGATCAAGTCACATACTAGATGATAGTAATCAACCATATCAAGAATATTGTGATCGCAAATACTTTCGTGTAATTGAAGCTAAAGTTAGAGCTGGCGGTGAAGTAGTAACATCATATAGGACTTATGTATACAAAAAAGGGTTAACATTCATTGAAAGAATCCTAACTGAATACGAGGTAAGAAACCGTGATTAAAAAAGAAACAGAGTTTTACACAATTGCAGAAGTAAAGAAGATATTAAAACTTTCTTCTCAAACGATATTAAAGTATGTAAGAAGAAAAGAACTTCTAGGATTTCAATCAGGAAGCAAATGGGTTATATCAAAAAAATCGGTAGAAGACTTTATTGATAGACATTCAAACGAAGAAATACCCAAAATTTAACTACAGTGGAAATAATGCTTGTGATTGTATGTATGAGAGATGATTACACAATAAATCACGATAAACCACCATATTTCACTATATAGAAAACTAAGAGGAAAAAGCATGGCGAGACCAATTAAAAGAGGGTTATCATATTTCCCGTTGGACGTCCATGTGTTTAAAGATCCCAGAATTAAAAAACTTGAAAGAAGATTTGGAGCCTATGGCTCCATTATCTTCATTCGATTGTTAGCTTTGGTTTATGAGCAAGGGTACTACTTAGAAACTACGGTTGAAGATATTGTTCTTGAACTGCAAGAACAAGTAGGTACAAACAGGATTTCATACCAAAGAGTCCTCAATGTAATTCTGATGTGTTGTGAGCTAGACATTTTAAATGGGTCGCTATTTCAACAGGGGGTTATTACATCCGATGGAATACAAAAACAATTCTTACGTATAGCAAAAAGACGCAAGGAAGTCGATATCAGCAAGTACTGGTTGTTAGATTCCACAACCATGGATAAAATTGGGGTCCTTTTAAGCATGGACAAAAACGAGTCAAAAACAGTAAATGTTAACAATAATTCAGTTAATGTTGACATTAATACACAAAGGAAAAGTAAAAGAGAAAGTAAAAAAGATAAAAAGATAAATTTAGATAAAAGCATTTATGGGGCTCCCAAAATGCATTATTTAACAAAATTGATTATTGAAAGAAAATACATTAATGAATACTCTTGTGATATTTTAAAATTTAATACTTTATTCGAATCGATGATTGAGACTTATGGCTATGAATGTGTACTCAGTGGAGTAAACTATTTGATTTCATATGCTAAAAATCCAACACCACCCATTGATGATAAATTTAAGTTTATGGAAGTATCACTTAGTAACAATCTAGAAAGATTTAGAAAACAAGGAAATAGTGGAGGAATAAATTTTGAAAAATGGATCGAAGAAGTATTTTCTTGATTATGTCGATGATATTCAAAGAGCTTATTCAAAGTTACCAGAATATAAAGAACGATTACAATTTTATGAATACGAGCTAACAAGATATCATGCTGTCACTTATGATGCTATTAATAGATCTAATTCTAATAGAAACGTTGTTGAAGACAGATTGCTCTATAACTTGGAAAAAATAGAGGAGTATGAAAATAAAATACGTAATGCAGAAGCAACTATTAAGAAATATCAAGAGTTTAAGAAATGTCTAATGTTTAGAGAACGAACTATTATTGAACATATAGTAGAAGAAGGGATGAAAAAGACACATATTGCTCGAAAATATGGAATCTCAAATTCAACACTATATTTCATGTTGAGACGAGTTAGAACTTATAAATACTAATCAAGTCTTAGTCAGTACCCACGAAATATTGACTAGGAGATAATGATGCTAAAAGTAATTGAACTATTTGCAGGAATTGGAGCACAAAGAGAGGCTTTGAATGTAGCAAAAATACCACATGAAATTATTGGGATTTCAGAAATTGATAAATATGCATGTATGGCATATGAACTATTACATGGAGTAACACAAAATTTTGGCGACATAAGAAAAATAGATAAACTACCTCATTCAGATTTATGGACTTACTCTTTTCCATGTACAGATATTTCATTAGCGGGTAAAATGGATGGATTTATAAAAGGATCTGATACTAAGAGTAGTTTGTTATGGGAAGTCGAAAGATTACTTAAAATAGCTAAAGAAAATAATACCTTACCTAAATACCTCTTAATGGAAAATGTAAAGAATCTGATTAGTAAAAAATTTATAACTGATTTCAAGATATGGTTAAACATTTTAGAAGACTTGGGATATAAAAATTATTATAAAGTATTAAATGCAAAGGACTATGGGATTCCGCAAAATAGAGAGCGAGTCTTTATGATAAGTACTCTAGATAGTCAAGAGTATATTTTTCCTACAGCAGTCAAACTAGAAACTAGACTTGTTGATTACCTAGAAGACAAGGTCGATGATAAATACTATTTGAGCGAAAGTTTAATTAAGAATTTCTCGTCAATGAAAAATAGAAATGGTTTTGTCCGAGGATCTAGATTTAGAGTACATGATGAGGATAGTAATTATGCTTATACGATAACCACAAGACCAGGGAGTAGAGCAACCGATAATTTTATAATGATTCCAGAAGCAACAAAAAAAGGATATGCGATTGCATATCCAGGAGATGGAGTTTATACAAATCGAACACACTCCAAGCGGGGCGTGGTACAAAAATCAATGATTCCTACTCTTAAAACATCGGTGCATGATTTAGGTGTTGTTTTAGAAGAAGAAAATCTAATTAGAATTAGAAGATTAACACCTAGAGAATGCCTTAGATTAATGGGGTGGAGAGATGAAAGAATAGATATTTTAGTCAAATGCGATATCTCTAATACACAACTATATAAGATGGCTGGTAATAGTATTGTAGTGAATGTAATTACTAATGTTTTTCAATTGTTATAAATTATTTAATTAAAGGCTTCTATACTTTAAGATGTCAAGTTTTTATGATATAATTATCACAAGTTGAGAGGTGTAGAATATGACAAAAAAACAACTGACTTATATTAGCTTGTTTAGTAGTGCTGGAGTAGGATGCTACGGATTCAAAATGAATGGATTTGAATGTATAGCAACTAATGAGCTTATTACTAGGCGTTTAGAAGTCCAAAGAAACAATAACAAATGTAAATACTCAAATGGTTATATTGATGGTGATATCACTTTAGATGATACAAAAAACAGACTTTATGATGCTGTAGATTATTTTAAGACTAAAAACAATACTGAGGATATCACACTTATAGTTGCGACTCCACCTTGTCAAGGAATATCTATTGCTAATCACAAAAAAAATGATGATGATTTAAAAAGAAATTCTTTAGTGATAGAGTCAATAAAAATTATTGAAAAACTTAAACCACAGTTTTTTATTTTTGAAAATGTAGCTAGATTTATGAAAACAGTGTGTACTGATACAGACAATATTGATAAGTCTATAGAAGATGCAATTCGGAATCATTTATTAAAGGATTATGAATTTTCTGATAAAGTTATTAACTTTAAAAATTATGGTGCTAATTCAAGTAGAACAAGAACACTTGTTATAGGTGTAAGAAGAGATTTATCAAGTATAATTAGCCCAGAATTATTATTTCCTAAGTATAGAGATGAAAAAAAATTGGAGGAAGTTATAGGACATTTACCTAAACTAAATATACCGGGACAGTTTAGTGATGATATTTATCACTTTTTTAGAAAATATCCAGCTCACATGAGAGCTTGGATTGAAAAACTTAATGAAGGCGAATCAGCATTTGATAATAAAGAAGTTCACAGAATACCTCATAGAATAGTCAAGGGAGAAGTTGTTTTTAATAAACGAAAGAATGGCGATAAATATACAAGACAATGTTGGGATAAAGTAGCTCCGTGTATTCATACAAGAAATGATCAACTAGCAAGCCAAAACACAATACATCCTACAGATGATAGAGTCTTTAGTATTAGAGAACTCATGTTAATGATGAGTATACCAGCAAGCTTTAAGTGGAGCAACGAATCTATTGAATCTCTTAACAAGCTAAATGTCAAAGATAAAGCAAGATACTTAAAGAAACATGAGATTAATATAAGACAATCAATTGGAGAAGCTGTTCCTACTAAAATATTTGAAGAAATTGGCAATGAGATAGTGAAACAATTACAAGGTATAGATCATGAGTAAAGCTAAAAATAGTAACAACGTTAATATGACACTAAGAGAAATTGACAAGATAGCTTCTAATCACTCGAACTATTCATTTTTTGAATTATCTAAAATGGTTGAATTAGCGAATAATAAGAGAACAACTCACTCAGCATATTATACAGATGAAATTATATTAGATTCCGTATTGGAAGAACTTCCGACTTTTACTAAAAAACATATTAAAATATTGGAACCGAGCGTTGGTGCAGGTAATTTTATTCCATATGTTATTAATAAATACTCTAACTATAATGTAGAACTTGATTTAGTTGATATTGATTCCGATATTTTAGGTATATTAAAAAATATGATAAAAAAACTTAATGTTCCGAATAACTTCAGTATTCGGTTTATTAATGATGATTTCCTTGAACATAAATTCAGTAAGAAATATGATCTAGTACTAGGAAATCCACCATTCTCAAAGATAACTAAGAAGTATGGTTTTACCTATGAGTTAGGTTTGTCGAGAAATTTATCATCATATTTTCTTGAAAAAGCACTTAGCATTGCTGATAATGTCGTTCTGATAATGCCAAAAAACTATCTAAATACTCCTGAGTATAAAGAATCTAGAGAGAATGTACTAAATTATAATTTAAGTGGAATTATAGATTTTGGAGAAAAAGGCTTTAAAGGTGTATTGATAGAAACAATTTGTCTAATCTTCAAGAATGAAAAAAGTAATAAAACAAAAGTTTGTTCTGTCCCTTTAGATATCGAATTAAATCAATTTACTGACTACATTACTGATAATAATCTACCTTATTGGATTATATATCGAGATGACTTTTTTGACAATTTTTACAACCATTTAGATTTAGGGATATTTAATGTATATAGAGATAGGCAAATAACAAATAAAATATTAAAAGCTAAAGGTGATATTAGAGTATTGAAATCTAGAAATATAAGTGATGATGGAACTACTATTAATAATATTGAAAATTATGATACTTATGTGGATATTTCTGATGTAAATACATACACTTCTTTCAAATATTATAATGAAGAGGTATTACTAACACCTAATATGACTTATAATTCACGAGTGTTTTTCAAACCCAAAGGATATCTAATGAATGGTTCTTTGGCTGTATTAATACCTAAATTCAGTTTTGATTTTAATCAAGAAGATGCAAAATATATTTCAACCCAAGAGTATAGAGACTTTTTGAGAATTGCTAGGAATCATCAAACTAGATCATTGAACATAGATAAGAATAGCGTATATTTTTATGGGAAAAGGAGGCATTGATTATGAGATGGCTATCAGAAAGTGATGTATATGATTTTTTAGACGCCAACAATTATGACATTAGAGTTAAAAATAATGCTAGATGGATTGATCAAAAGTGTACTCCAGATGTGATTACTATTATTTCAGATTGTATTTTAAATTTAGAAAATATTGATATAACTAATAATTGGTTTACCTCTCTGGATGTATGGCATTCAGATTTTACTGTTGAAAATGTCCAAAATATTTTTAAAAAACCTAACCCGAACGAAAAGAAAGCTAGAAACGAATATGATAAATTTTTCCAACAACCTATGGAGATGTTGTCATATGCTGGTGTATTAGAAAAAAAGAAGATTGGACAAAGAAATTATTATAAAGTCAATAGCATAGAGTTATTGGAATGGTTGTCAATTAGAGAGAAAAACTCTTTGCTATTTTTGAAATTTTATATAACAAAAGTACTTATTGATTCTAACATTCACTATTTATTTCAAAACTTTTTTGATAATCCAAACTCGACAACATATAGACATATGAAAGAGGGTTACGCAGATTTTATCATTGAAAACACACCTATTAACAAGAGATTGGAGCCATTTAGAATTTTTACAAAAGTTTTGAACCCATTAAGTTATTTTAATAACACATATGGAACTGAAAGAGGTAGGATTTCGAATCATAAAATCACATACGATATGTTAATGTACAATAGGGATAACTTTAGAGACATATATATGAATAAACCAAAAGATATGACAAGAAAAGAATATGAAAAATCTATTGGATATGTTCAAAGAGATAATTTAGACTTGTATAAATATCAATCTACAAAAGCCAAACGCTTGGTTAGAGATTATAATCAAACATTTAATTTTGGGCTTTCTGAAGTCTATCAAGAAAACCACTCAAAAGATTTGGCAACTCATATGCACCATATATTCCCTGAATCAGAGTATCCTGAGATAAGTGGATATCCAGAAAATATCATTGCTCTTACTCCAACACAGCATCTTAATTATGCACACATTGATGGTAATACACAAGTGATTAGTGAGACTTTTCAGCAAATTATTTTGCTAGCAAAAAACGAAACAATAAGAAAAGATTATATAGAAAAAATAGATGTTTATGACTTTAACAACTTTCTTTTAGTGCTATCTGTTGGCTTTGATAAAGATGATATCATTGAAATTGAACAATATGATTTTATTTCTACAGCCAGAGAAATTAATTTGAATTATGCTTAAGTTTATTTGTTAAGTAGAGTCGTATTTGACATTGATTTAAATTTAGGAGTTAGAGGTAGTCTCAATGAATAGTAAACAGTTATCTAAAAGAATGTGCTATGTTTCAAAAAACTATTTTGATTCAGCTATGATTTTAGAAAAAAATCTTTTTGTTTGTAATAACAATAATATTATATATCCAATTGTATACCTATTAAGACATTCATTGGAGCTGATTTTAAAATCTCTTATTTTGCAAGATATAAATTTACAGCATATTGATATCAAAAAGCCAGTAATTTATTATTCTAGATTAAAAGGTAAAAATTTTGATATTTCACGAACTCATAGTTTGGTTGTTTTGTTTGACAGATTAGTTGACATTGATAATGCAAAAATAGAAGATTATGATCAACTTGTTGGATTTCATAAAGATACTATTAAAGAACTGAAAAATCTTTTTTCCACTATAGATGATATTGATTATAATGGCGATATGTACAGATATCCTATCAGTAAAAAAGGTATCATTAATAATATGGAGTTTATCGAAAAAGAGAATAAAGAAGACAGTTTAGTTTTTGGAGAGATAAAACCACATAAAATTGGGCATTTTATCTTCGGAAGCAAAGAAAACGATGATTTTGGTTTTTTGAAACATGTGTATATAAAGGATGAAGATACATATAAAATGAAAAACAGATTAAAAAATGTTATTTATAGAATGATTGATTATTCCCAATATAAAAAAATATTTGTATGATATTCTATAATCATTGTGATTTGCTTTATGGAACAATATATCGCAATATCAGAAATGAATAGACAATAAATTGCTATACAATTTAGAGCCCTTGCTCAAGCAGTTTAGTGCTTTGCGCTAATGGACATAATTTGATATTTATGATAGAGTTTTATTATCGTGGAGTACTGGCTAAAAAAGCAACAGCCTAGAAGAAGAGGATCTCATTTTATGAGTTCCTTTTTCTTTTGCAGAAAAAATTGTAGTATTCAACTGGTAAGTCATTACAGTTTTGACAATAATAGCCTAACAGTTGGAGTGATTAAAAATGAAAGGATACACGCTTGATTACTACGAAAAGTGGGAACGTGACGGTATACTTGATAAAAGGTTAAGCGAAATCAAAGAACTCGTTTCAAAAGGAGTTCCTCAAATAGAAATCGCTAAAATATTAGGGATGGCTGAAAAAACACTTTATAAGTTGAAAAAGCGTCATCCAAAAATGAATCAAGCATTTGTGTTTGGAAATGATGAATTACAATACACATTAATTGATTCAATCATGAAAAAGGCAGTGGGATATGAGTATGAAGAAACGCAGACCACAATCGAAGAAACTAAGTCTGGTACAAAGAAAAGGATTGTTAAACAAAAGAAAGTTGCACATCCTGATTTGAATGCTGCTAGATATCTACTCATTATTAAATTTGGACGAAACTTTAATGATAGAAAAGAAGAAATAGATGTAATGTATGAACGGTTAAAGAATAGAGAGGACAAGTGGACGAATGCAAGTAGTAATGAAGACGATAACGAGTCTTAAAGAATATGACAATAATCCAAGAAACAATAATGAAGCAATTAATGCAGTAGCTAGTTCAATTGAAGCATTCGGATTTAAAGTTCCAATTGTAATAACAAAAGATAATATCATTGTTGCCGGTCACACAAGATTAAAGGCATCCATAAAACTTGGACTCAAAGAAGTACCTTGCATCATTGCTGATGATCTAACAGAAGACCAAATCAAAGCTTATCGATTAGCTGATAATAAAACAGCTGAACTTGCTACATGGGATTTATCAAAACTTGAAGCTGAACTGTTAGATATTGATATGGATATGCTACAGTTTGGATTTGAAGAACTAGAAGAAAGTTTACCTGATAATGCAACCGATGATGATTTTGATATTGATGAAGAAATCCCTGAAATACCTTTTTCACAACCTGGTGACATTTATGAACTTGATGGACATAGAGTCATGTGTGGTGATTCAACAAGCGAAGCAGATGTTTCTATATTAGTTGATGGAAAACAAGTGGATATGATTTTTACAGATCCACCATATAATGTGGATTACGAAGGAACTGCAGGTAAAATCAAAAATGATAAGATGGAAGATAATAGCTTCTATCTTTTTTTATACGATGCGTTTAATAATATGTTTCAAAGCATTAAACCTGGTGGTGCTATCTATGTTTGCCATGCAGATACTGAAGGACTCAACTTTAGAAACGCATTCAAGAATGCTGGGTTTAAACTTGCTGAATGTTTAATCTGGGTTAAGAATGCTTTAGTGCTTGGCAGACAAGATTATCACTGGCGACATGAACCGATTCTTTATGGTTGGAAAGAAGGCGCAGCTCATTACTTTGTGGATGATCGATCTCAAGATACTATATGGGAATATAATAAACCTAGAAAGAATGAAGAACATCCAACAATGAAACCATTAGAATTAGTAGGAAAAGCTATCGCTAATTCATCAAGACGACATGAAACAATTCTTGATCTATTTGGTGGTTCAGGTTCAACAATGATCGCATCAGATCAACTTGATCGTAAATCATGTTTAATGGAACTTGATGAAAGATTTGTGGATGTTATTGTAAAAAGATATATTAAACATAAAGAAACAAACGAAGATTGTTATTTAATTAGAAATGGTAAAAGGTCTAAGCTAAGCTCTTTTGATGTGTTTGAAATATAATCACTATAGTGAGAAAAATGACTTGCTATTTAGTCCCTTTAGAGTGATATATAGTGTAAGCAAAAAATACAAAGGAGACTAAGATTATGCAAAAGGAAATGAAACTCAAAGACTTTATTGAAAGATTTAAACAAGGCAATTTTGATTCTAAAGACGTACATGCTCAAATTGAAGCGGGTTGGTACGATTGGTTTTGTAAAGATGAAAGCTTAGCCAACAAAACAAAACGTATGGGTAACATTGTCAAACAGTTAAAAGACGGTGGAAAAGTTAATCTAGAAACTATGTATGTATGGTTTAAGAATAACTGTCCACTTGCAGGACCACTCTATGATGATTTCAGAATCGCAGACATTGAGTCAGGTGATACATTATTTACTATAACAATCAATTGCTTTAGAGAAGAAAAAAGATATACGGTCTATGGTAGAAAAAATGACTTTATAGATCCACTCTTTGAAACAGATAAATCAAGAGAACTTATTAATTGGCTCAATGAAGGGTGGGCTTAAAATGTATAAAGAATTCAATGCTCATCCTAAAGGACTAAAAACATCAGATTGTGTCGTAAGAGCAATCGCTACTGCGACTAACTCAGACTACATGGAAACAAGACGAGAACTGAATAGAAGAAAGCGAGAACTTGGATATACGAGCTACAAAGATACCAAGTTCTTATATGATTATTTCAAAGACTATCCAAGACTTATCTTTAAACCAGTTAAAGGTGAACCTAGAATTAAAGGTAGTGATTTTACAAAACTACATTCAAAGGGTACTTACATCCTTAAAATGGCTGGACACATCACAGCTTGTGTTGATGGTGTTATACTTGATACTTGGGATTGTAGTTACCGTTCAGTTTATACAGCATGGGAGATTAAAAAATGAAAACAAAATTTATAAGCAAAGCATGTCATGAAGATTTAATACCACAAGATGAGTTTGTCATTGAAAAAGAAATAGTTTTAGATACATCAGCCTTTGAAGAGTTCATTAATAATCCCCTTGGATATTATGACTTTATTAAAGACAATACAAACTTAATGTATTGTGACACCGATGGAGTTTTCCACTGCATTTATGTGACATCAAATGAGCATGACTTTGGGATACTCGTTGAAAGTGAAGGCTATCATTATGCGAGGTATATAGCCTATTTACCAAAAACAAACCTTGGGAGCTAAAAGCTCCTTTTTTTTCTACTTAAAAACGAAGGAGATTATATTATGCAAAGAGTAACAAGTGAATCAGTATTTCAAGGACATCCTGATAAGGTATGTGACCAAATTAGTGATGCAATACTAGATGCATTACTAGAACAAGACAAAGAATCAAGAGTAGCGGTAGAAACTGCCATTAAAGATAATTTAGTATTTATCTTTGGTGAAGTAACAACAGCTGCATCTTTAAACTATAAAGCAATCGCTAAAACAGTATTAAAAGATATCGGCTATGATGAAGACTTTGTAGTCATAGAACAAATTAGTAAACAATCACCTGATATTGCATTAGGTGTTAATAAAACAGAGCATAAAGAACAAGGTGCAGGAGACCAAGGGATTATGTGTGGTTATGCTTGTAGTGAAACACAAGAGTTTATGCCATTACCAATTATGCTCGCACATGAAATATCTAAAGAAGTTGATAGAGTCAGAAAAGAGCAGCACTCTCATATCTTTGGACCTGATGGCAAATGCCAAGTAAGTGTTGATTACAAAGATGGAAAGCCAGTAAACATTCCAATCATTGTTGTATCTGCTCAAACAAAACCAGGGATTTATCGTGAAGTTTATGAAGAGATTATAAGACAAGCAATCCTTAGAGCAGTTGGCAGACATGATTTATTAAATGGTACACAAATACTCATTAATCCTACTGGTGAATTTATACTTGGTGGACCTAAAGCAGACTCGGGTCTAACTGGTAGAAAAATTATTGTCGATACTTATGGTGGTTACTCTAGACATGGGGGAGGTGCCTTCTCAGGAAAGGACATAAGCAAAGTTGATCGCAGTGCGGCTTACTACGCAAGATACGTAGCAAAAGCCGTTGTAGGGGCAGGTTTGGCGACACACTGCGAAGTCTGTTTAAGCTATGCAATTGGTGTTGCAGAGCCAACAAGTATTTTAATTAATACCTTTGATACTGGAGTAACATCTGATAATGAAATTACACAACTAGTTAATGAGGTATTTGATTTTAGACCAGGTAAAATGAAAAAAGAACTTAAGCTAGATAACGTTAAGTTTAAACAATTAGCAACCTATGGTCATTTTGGTAGAGAAGATTTAGATGTTCCATGGGAAGATGTAGATCAAAAAATTGAAGAACTACTAGAATTTTATGAAGAAGCCTAAGATACTGCATAACTTCTATAAATCCACAGTATGGCAAGTAGCAAGACAAATTAAATACCAAGAACAGAATGGTAAGTGTGAACGATGTGGTAGGGTAGGTGAAGAAGTTCATCATAAGATTAGGTTAACAGTCGAAAATGTCAAGGATCCAACGATTAGTATTAATCAAGAAAACTTAGAACTTCTTTGTAAAGACTGTCACAACAAAGAACATAAAAGATTTACAAAAGGAAAAGAATTTGATAGTGATGGCAACTTAATTCCAAGATAACCTCGTATTTGTATTATAACTTTGGTATAATTATAAAAAAGCGAAGGGGATTATCATGGAGATAACTAGTGTAAATGAAAAAAAGGTAGCAGACAATAGTTCAACAGCGAAGAACGAGATATTAAATTTAGCAACCAGTGAGTTTTTTAGTTTAATGGATAAATTTTCTAACGCAATAAATGAAGACATAAAAAAATTATCTATTGAAGAACAAGTGAAATCAAAAGAAATAATTGATGGGTTTAATAAACGTTTAGAATTTATTGAAAGTTATAAATTGGAAGAGAATGTATCTGAAGAAATGAAGGAAAAGATTTATGATGACTTTAATAAGACTGCTAGCGAATTGGGAGAGTACGAGATTACTGTATATAAAGCAAAAAATAAAGAAAAAACAATAAAACAAATAATTGGTGGCGTAATTGATGTTGTCAAAGTAATAGGTTTAAGTAGTGTAGCCATAGCATTAATAAAAAAAGGAAAAAATTAATCATATGGATAGACTTAACATTACTCGTGAGAATAAGAAAAAGTACCAAGAAAGATTTGTTGAATGGATGGAAAAGAAATATCCCAACATTGCAAGACCAGACATTATGGCTTCAAACGTAATGTATACAATCAATCAGAATCGTGGTTTTTCACTTAACGAGTTGATTAATAAAGAAATTACATTAGATGAATATCGAGATAAGTTTGAACAGCACTTTGAAAAAATAAACAGAAAATCTCCAAGTGGACACGCTAATGTGCAAAAGTGGGGAGCTCAATACTTTATTGAGTTTATTTCTGAAATCTATTTAAAGAATTAGGGGGAATTATCTTATGTCCTGGATATATATTAATTCAACATCAAATGCAGAAAGATATGTTCTCGGAGACGTAACAGGTAACAATCCCTTTATTGTCTTTGGTATTAATCCTAGTTATGCAACACCTACAAAATTAGATCCAACTTTAAGAGAAGTTGCTTCAATGTCAGTGAAGCTTGGGTATACTGGATGGATTATGTTAAACATTTATCCACAAAGATCGACAAATCCAAAAGGTATTCATCCAACAATAAACAATACTTTACACAACAATAATCTTATTGAAATTGAAAAGATAATTAAGCAATATCCTAATGTTAGGCTTCATGCAATGTGGGGAAACAATATCAATAGATTCTCCTATCTTAAAGCTACTTGTTTTCCAAATGTGGATAATATTAGAGTGGCTCACTCAACATCAGATTGGTATTATCTAGGAGGCAAAACTCTAGCAAGTGAACCATGGCATCCTTTATATGTACTAAGACAGCAGAACAAAGCTAACAAAAAAGGTTTAAGTGTAAATTATTATACAGAATATGTTTTGTAACCCCCGCCCATTGCTTGTATTTATTAGCGAAGGGTACCGCGTAGGGGGACGTTTAATTTACACAAAGTCAATTTTTTGAAAATCATAATTTTTGAACTGGTAATATAAAAGCAGAAGATTTTAAAATAATGAAACATATATTATGTTGATTAATAATTTGTAATAATATTAACGGAGGAGTATGTATGATAACTACTGATTCAATTACCCGAGTTTTAAAAATAAGATTTCGTGAGTCTTCAGCTACAGCCTTTACGATTGAAAAAAATGATGTTCAATATCTCGTCACAGCAAAACATCTTTTTGACAACATTAGTTCAGGAAGCAAGGTTGATTTAGAAGTAACTCGAGAGAAAAAGCAATACAATTTATCATGCCAAGTTTTCTTCCATGAGATTAAAGAGATTGATATTGCAGTTTTAAAACTGCTTATAAATTCAAATATAACAAATAGAACAAATGTTGATTTTAGTGGAAATCTTATAATACTGGGACATGATGCATATATATTGGGCTTTCCTTTTGGTTTATTGAATTCGGACATAGAGGGAAATTTTAATTATCCTACACCGTTTGTTAAACGTGGATGCATATCCGCTACATTAAGGGAAAATGATGTGGATGTGATTTATGCTGATACAGTAAATAATGTCGGATTTTCTGGAGGTCCTATGGTTACATATGATCCTAAAAATTATAAAAATCAATATATTATAGGAGTTATTAGTGGATATAGGATTCATGTTTCAAACGTTTTTAATAAGCAAAATAAAGAAATTGATTTTTATGTTAAAGAGAATAGTGGTTTAACAAAAGCATATTCTATCAAATATGTTTTTGATATTATAGATAAAATGCAATTGATGATTTAAACTCAGCATATATATGTCATATAACAATTATAATAGAGGTGATGATTTTCTGAAAACAGCAGAGATTATATTAGAGTACAAGCGGCTAAAGTCGCTTTTTTCATTGGTTGACGATTCAAAAAAAGAGTTGGTAGACAATCTGATTTATCAAGCTGCTTTCATGAATGTAGAGTTATCTAAACTTCAGGAACAGATGATTAAGTATGGCGCAATACAAATTTCTACCAAAGGCGCACAAAGACAAACTGAAGCAGCTAAGTATTATACAAAGCTTGTTAATTCATATGGAACAGTTATAAAGACTTTAAACTCAATTCTAGGAACTCAAGTCAATGATGGAGATGATGCCTTTGATGAATTTCTTAAGAGAGCAAGTGAATGAACTACCTAATTGAGTATTACAATGAAATCCAAAAAGGCAACATTATAGTTGGTGATGAACTAAAAAAGCAAATTGATAAGTTAATACTTGATCTAAGTGATCCAAGATATGTATTTGATGAAAAACCAGGGAACTTAAGAATAGATTTTATTCAAACATTCTGTAAACATACTAAATCACCATTTAATGGACAACCATTTATATTAGAACTTTGGGAAAAAGCAATTATTCAAACTGCGTATGGGTTTAAAATAGCAAGTTCAGGGTTAAGACGTTTTAATGAAGTCATATTACTTATTGCGCGTAAGAACGGTAAAACAACTTTCATCGCTGGTGTAGATCTTGCTGAATTCTTTTTATCAAGAGGTGGTGTTGATATTGTATGTGCTTCAAATACAACAGAACAAGCAAACATCCTTTTTGAAGAGATAAATAACATGCGTGAGCAATCACCTTCGCTATCTAAAGATACCAGAAGTAAAAAGAACATCTTCTTTATCTATTCACCTAAAACTAAGAACAAGATAAAGAAGTTATCAGCCCAATCAAGAAATAAAGATGGGTACAATATTGAAGTTGGTTGTATAGATGAAGTTCATGAAATGACGGATTCAAAAGTTTATGATGCGATTAAACAATCACAATCTACAAAGAAAGAACCATTAATTTTTATTATAACCACCGAGGGGACATCTGTAGGTGGTTTTTTAGATAGTAAGTTAGAGTATGCTAGAAAAATGATTAAAGATGAAATAGAAGATGAGAGAGTATTACCTTGGCTATACACTCAAGACTCAGCTAAAGAGATCTATGATGATCCTAACACATGGCAAAAGTCTAATCCAAGCTTAGGTGTTGTTAAGACAAGGTCATATCTTGAAGACGTTATGAACAAATCCAAACACGACTTATCAACAAGAGTTACAATGCTTTGTAAGGACTTTAACATCAAACAAGCAGATTCTGGTTCATGGTTATCTTATGATGATCTAAATAATGAAGAAAGATATAACCTTGATGATTTAAGGGATAGTTATGCTATTGGTGGTGTAGACTTATCATCAACTACAGATTTAACAGCTGCAGTTCTTATTATTCAAAAAAGAGATAGTAATAAGAAGTATATTATCCCACATTTCTTTATGCCTAGTGAAGTATTAGAAAAAAGAATCACAGAAGATAATGTGCCTTATGATATTTGGATTAAAAAAGGATTTGTAACATTAACAGATGGCAATCAAAACGATTTCAGTCTAGTTACTAAATGGTTTATGAAAATGATTCAAACGTATGGTATAAGACCTCTTTGGGTAGGATACGATCCTTGGAACTCACAGTATTGGATTAAAGAGATGGAAGACTTAGGATTCAATATGGAAAAAGTAAGACAAGGTATTTATTCGTTATCAGAACCTATGAAGCAAATGGAAGCTGACTTAAAAAATAAATTAATTGTTTACGATAATAATCCAATCTTAAAATGGTGTTTAGCTAATACACAAGCTAAAGTAGATTTAAATGGGAACATACAACCATCGAAGTTAAATTCAAAGTATAAAAGAATTGATGGAACTGTAGCATTGATTATTACTTATACAGTGCTTAACAGATATAAAATTGATTATGAAAATATGATATAATTCTCATAAGAGGTGGTATTATGTCAAATGAGTCAATTGAAAAGTTAAAATATCAACATTTGAAACCTAGAACAATCAGTGATAAAAATCTTTATCTAACGGATTTAAATATGGCTGTAAGTAGAAGCTTTTCTGGAAGAATAGGAGCTGAGATTTCTACAGGGTTTTTATTTGAAGCTGAACATATGATAGCTAATTCAATAAAACAATATGAACTAGGAATGTTTGATGCAGCCTTTTACAGTTTGAGAGCTACTTTAGAAATATTCATGCTACTAGTTTACTTTATAGAACATCAAGACTTAGAAATCAGTGAGCATGTAAAGAAATGGGATAGTCTAGGGCGAATGGATACATATTCAATCATGGACAAGTATTTATCTAAGAAAAGTGAATTATATATTGATATAAAAGGTTCGATGAATTTGTATTTTGAATCACTTAAAATATTGAACAGAAAACTGAATAAAAAAGTCCATAAGCAAAGTTTTATGAATTTTTATACACATAGAACTCACTTCGTCATTGGAGAAAATTATGATATTGACGCTGAGCAAGTTTTCTATGAGGAATCATTACGTAAAATTATTGGTGCAGTAGTAGTTTTTAGATTATTTATTGATCCTATGCCAATATTATTAATGGATGAAGAAATTTTCTTTAGAACTAGAGATACAATGTCAGGACCACTGTATGAAGAATTTGTTGACCGTTACATAGGTAAAGAAAATATTGAAGATTATAAGAAATGCGAATTGTATCAAAATCACTATCAAGATTTTATGCAAGATAAAAAACTGCATACTTCTGTTGCATATTTACTAAAGTTTAAAACGATTGATATAACAAAAAAAGAAGAGATAGAAGACCAATTCTCTGAATTGTATGAGGACGATAAACTAGCATTCAGAATTGCCTGTGAATCTAATAAAATATATGCTATAGATATTTACAATGGAATGAGAAAATATTTGATAAATACAGTTCCGGAAGATATGCAACCATATTATAGAAACATGGAACATAAAAAATACTTCAAGCTAGAAGAAGACATACACAACCAACCTTTTGAAGATATCTTTATTTCCATATTTGTATTTAATAATCATAGACTCTTCATAGAACAGGCTGAGAAACTAGATGAAAATTGCTTAACAAAAATTAGAAGTCATATTGATGAATATTCCAACAAAACTTAGGAGGTGCTCATGGCCATATTTAAGAGAAAAAATAAAACTGGCTCGATTGATGCCTTACAAATCATTAATAATACAAACACATTTTATACACCTTTTGGAACTAACATTTCAAAAAGTGATGTGGTTAAGATTTGTATAGATCGTGTGGCCAGTCAATGCGCAAAACTAAAACCAAGATATATTAAAACAGAAAACGATAAGACAGTATCCGAGAAAAGCGGAAAACTGTCTTTTCTTTTGAAGCATAAACCAAACGAAGTCATGACACCTTATGATTTTATCTACAAGGTTGTTACAATTCTATTGTTAAATGATAATGCCTTTATTTATCCAAGGTTTGATAAATTTACAGGACACCTCATAGGGCTTTATCCATTAAAGCCGATTACGGTTGAAATGATAATTGATCAACAAGATCAATATTATGTTAAATTCTTATTTGTGAATGGAGATTCCTATACACTCCCTTATGAAAACATCATTCATTTAAGGAAGCATTATGGCCAAAACGATATCTTTGGTGGTAATGGATCAAGTGGTGATCATGAAGCGATTCTTAAAACAATATCAATTAATGACAGTTTACTACAAGGTATTGATAATGCCATAAAATCATCGATGCAAATTAAAGGTATTGTTAAGATGAATGGGATGTTATCAGAAGTCGATAAGAAAAAACAAAGAGAACTCTTTGATAGTGCACTCTCAGATTCTATTAACAATAAAGGCAGTTCTATTATCCCGATTGATTTAAAGAGTGAATATATACCATTAGAAGTTGATCCTAAACTGATAGATAAAGATACACTTGAATTCTTACAGTCAAAGATATTAGATTATTTTGGAGTATCAGTACCAATCTTTACAAACAAGTACACAGAAGATGAATATAACTCGTTTTACGAGTCAACCATTGAGCCTTTAGCTATTCAACTTAGCGAGGCTTTTTCTATAGGTTTACTAACTAATAACCAACTAGAACGTGGTGAGGAGATTGTCTTCTTTAGTGAAAGATTACAATATGCATCCTGGAACACAAAAGTAACAGCGATTGAAAAGCTCATGAGCCTCGGTATCATGTCACTTAATGAATCAAGAGCATTATTAGGGCTAGAACCTATTGAAGGTGGACACAAACGACTTCAATCATTAAACTTTGTTGATGCGGATAAAGCAAACCTATATCAAGTTGGAAAGAAAGAGGAAGAAGAATATGAAAGTAACGATTAATGGCAAGATATCAAATGAAGCGTTAAAAAGTATCTTAGAAACACAAAAAGAAAAAACAAAAACGATTGCTGATTTTTGTAAGAAAGAAAAACTAGATACATTTTCATATAAGGATTCAGAACTTGAGTTTGACTATGAACAAGAAACAAAACCAAAACAAGTAAAGAAAGTTGAGGTTAGACAAAATGATAAAAGAAACTAGACTTGCTGATGTAACACTTCATGAAGATGAAGGTAAGATGATCTTAGAAGGCTATGCTTTAGTCTTTAATAATGAAACATTAATTGGTGATGAGACTTATGGATTTATAGAAGAAATATCACCTACAGCCTTACAAGAAACCAAAATGAAGGATGTTCCTATGAAATACAATCATATGGACTCCTTTTTAATTATTGCAAGAACAAAGAATAAATCACTTGAACTTACAGTTGATCATATCGGACTAAAGGTAAGAGCAGAACTCTTAGATACCAGTCATAACCAAGATATTTACAAAATGGTTAGAAGTGGACTGTTAGATAAGATGAGTTTTGCTTTTACGGTTGATGAACAGGTATGGAACCGTGAAGGGGACATTCCTAAAAGAACTATTACAAAGATAGAAAGGTTGTATGATGTGTCGGTTGTGGATACACCGGCCTATGATGCAACGTCTATATACGCTCGTTCTTTAGAATCCATGGAGTTGGAACTAAAGACTATGGAGTTAGCAGAGCAAAATGAAAAATCAAATTTAATTAAAAAACGTATCAAAATTAAAACTCAAATCTAAGGAGAGAAAGATCTATGAATTTAGAATTAAGAAGAAAAGAAATCGAATCAAGATTAAAAGAAATTAGAAGCCTAGTAGATAGTGAAGCTGATCTAGAAAAGCTAGAAGCTTTGGAATCAGAAACAACTACCCTTCAAGAAGAAAGAACATCAATTGATAAAAAGATGTTGATTGCTTCTAAAACTGAATTTAAACCCATTCAAGTAGATAATCGCCAAATGGTGGATAAAGAGAAACTAGAAACAAGAGGGCAAAGCTTAAAAGAAAGCAGAGTCATCCAAGTATCTAGTTCAGAGATATTACTTCCTGATCACACATCAACGAACCTTGCACCAGTTCCATTTGCTCAAGTGTCAAGTTTAGTTGATCGTGTGAATGTGATTAACTTAAACGGTGGTGAAACCTATAAGAAATCATTTGTCAAAACAAATGGTATTGCTGGAACCACTGCAGAAGGTGCGGCTTACTCTGAAACAGAACCTGCATTTGGTTATTTAACCATTTCAAAAGTAAAGATTACTGCTTATACAGAGATTACTGAAGAGTTAGAAAAACTACCTTCAATTCCTTATCAAGCGGAAGTCTTACGTAATATCAATATTTCACTTAAAAAGAAGATTAGTGAACAAATCTTACGTGGTGCAGGAACAACCAATACATTCACTGGAATCTTTAGTGAAGCTGCGATTGCACTTGCTGATAAAGCAGCACTTGAAATTGAAGCGATTACGGATTCAACACTTGATGACATCGTATTTGCCTATGGTGGTGATGAAGAAGTCGAAGGTGGTGCAGTTCTTATTTTAAATAAGAATGATTTAAGAGCATTTGCTGGACTTAAGACACAAGAAGGACGTAAGGTTCATACCATTGATTATGTCAACAAAACGATTGATGGCATTCCTTATATCATCAACTCACATTGTAAAGCAATCTCAGATACAAACACAGCTGCAGGTGAATATGCAATCGCTTATGGTGCACTTAAAAATTATGAAGTCCCAGTATTCTCACCAGTAGAAATTGGTAAGTCAACAGATTACAAATTTAAAGACGGTATCATCAGTTATAAAGCTTCAGTCTTTACCGGTGGTAACGTTGTGGGATATAACGGATTCTTACGTATCAAAAAGAAAGCTGCACCTGCAGGATAAACTCGTTAAGAAAGGATTGATTTCATGGCCATACTAGATATTGTAAAAAAGGCACTACTTATCCCCCAAGTAGAGACTTATGCAGATGATGAGTTGTCAACACACATCAATAGTTGTAAACACTACCTGATGAGTTGTGGGATTGATCCTTCTTATATAAATGATGAATCAAATCCAATGGTTAGTACAGCCATTATTATTTATGTGAAGACATTTTACGGCTTTAAAAACGATGGAAGCGCAAAAGAACTACCGAAGTCATTTGATATGCTGGTAGGTCAACTCGCATTAACAAAAGGAAGTGCAGCAAATGTATCCTAATTCCCCCAATATAAGAATGCACTTACTAACCTTGGAGATGGTTCCAAACACCATGGGTGTGATGAACTATCAGTTTATCTCAAAAAAAGAAGTGATCGGTATTAACTTTAGTATTACTTCAAGAGAATATTATGAGAGTAAACGTTCAGATATAAGAATTGATGTCGCAGTTAAAGTACAAAGTTTTATCTATGATCATTCAAAGTATGTCGATATTGGAAATGTCATCTATAAAGTGGAAAGAACTTATTCAGCAGGGCAGTTCATAGAACTCTATTTAAAAAGAACATCAATAAAGCTAGGTGAGATTATTGATTACACTTGATGATCTTGGCAAGGCCATAGAAGATGAAGTCGATACGTATGTTGAAGGACTTATTCCAAAACTAGAATTGAGACTGAATGAAACAGCTGAAGACATCTTAAACTACATGAAACGTAATGCACCAAGAAGTGGTTATAAAAATGCCTTTGCTGATTCATTTGTCACTGCGTCATCTGGAACAGGTATGAACAAATCAATATCTATATATTCAGAAGGTAAAGGTGGACTCACCCATTTACTTGAGTTTGGCTATACACACCGTAGTGGAAAGTATGTCGGTCCAAGACCCTTTATGCGTCCAGCTTACGATATGTTTACACCAAAAATGTTGGAAGATATCAAAGAAATCATTACTAAAGGAAATTGATATGAAAGAAATTTTAGAATCACTTTATCAAACACTAAGTTCTGTATTACCTGGACAAGTGAACTATGGTAAAAAAGAAACGATTGATAGTGCTGATGATTATATCATTTATCAAGAAATATCGAATAGAGGCACACTATACGCAGATGATCGAGTGACCATGCGTATATTAACGATACAGTTAAATTTAATTACAAAACAGAAGAACCTCGAGTTAGAAGAAAAGCTCGAGGTATCTTTGTATTATGGTGGTTATGAATTTCAAATGATCACCGAATATCAAAATGAGGACGGCTCAATAAACCGAGTATATGAAATCAAATTGGAGGTTTTATAACAATGAGTAATAAAGTAACATTTGGTTTAACCAATGTGCATTATGCACTAGCAACACAAACAGAAGATGGTAGTTGGACCTTTGGAGTACCTAAAAGATTAGAAGGTGCACAAGAAATTACAACAGAAGCGATTGGTGGAAGTGCACAAGTCTATGCAGATGATAAAGTGATCGCAACTTTAGTTTCAAATTCAGGGTCTAACGTGACGCTAAAGTTTACGGAAATTGATGAAACATTTAAAAAAGATATCTTTGGTTTTTTAGAAGATACAAATGGAAACTTAGTAGAAATCCTAAACGCAGAAACAAAAACATTTGCATTAGGCTATGAAATCCAAGGTGATATCAAAGCAAGACGCATTTGGTATTACTTATGTACAGCAACACCATCTGGCGATTCAAGCAAATCTAAAGCAGATTCCATTGAAGCAAACTCAATTGAGCTTAATATAACCGCTAGACCAATCGAATCTGGTGATATGTTAATCTTAAGAACCATTGCAGGAGCAAGCGACTCAAACTATGCATCGTTTTTGACAACAGCACCTGCCTTACCAACATTCATTTAAGGAGTAGCAAATGGAAAAAACACTAAAACTAGGTGATCATGACTATCGCCTACATTCATCATTATTTACAATCATTGATTACCGCAATGTCTTTTCAACTGAACTATTTAGTGATATTAAAAAGCTAGAAAAAACCGGTAAAAAAGAAGAAGATTTATCAACAGTCATTGATACAATCTTTAGAATTATCTATGTGCTTCATAGACCCTTTAGCAAACAATCTTATAATGACTTTTTAATGTCCCTAGACTTTGGTTTATTAAGTAACCAGGATGAACTACAAAATCTGACGAATACGATAGGTGAAATGCTCGGGACATTTCAGAAAAGCACAACCACACCCAGTAAATCAAAGTAGCAATGAAGAAAAAGACATCACAGCTAACATTATTTTTAATCTTGCGCATTTAGGATTATCGATTGAAGATACAAAATCATTTGATTTAGAAACATACTTTTCTATTGTTGAACTTGAGAAAAATGTGATAAGTGGAAATAAATCTAGTAAACGAGCAACACAGTATGATATCGATAACTTTCTTATTTAGGAGGTGGAAACATCGCAGAAACAGTCAAAGGACTCAATATTAAACTTAGTCTTGATGGTAGAGATTTAGAAAACGAACTTAAAGATATCAAAAAGGATCTCAAAGAACAAAATAAAGATCTAAAAGCCATCAATGCTAATTTAAGATATGATAGTTCAAATCTTGATTTATGGAAATCAAAACAAGATAAATTAAATAGCATATTACAGACAACAAAGAAAAGACTAGATACACAAAATCTAGAACTTGAAAAAGCAAAAAAGGCAGTTCAGATAGGTGACATGAGTCAAGATGAATTTAATAAGCTCAAACGTAATGTTCAATACACTGAAGCTGAACTTGCTAAACTCAATGGCCAATTAAGTAATACAAATAATAAAATAAAAGAATTAAGCAATGCTAAGTTTGATAAACTTGGTAAGCTTGGATCAACACTCACAAAATCTGTAACGGTTCCTATCTTAGGAGCCGTTTCTGCTTTAACTGCCTTTTCTATTAAAACTGCCTATACCGCAGATGAAATTGGTGATACCGCAGAAAAGATAGGATTATCAGCTGAAGCATTTCAAGAGTGGAATCATACCGCAACCATTTTAGGTGTTTCAACTGAACGCATGGAAAGAGCCTTTGTTAAGGTTAACGGTATCTTAGGTGATATCGCAACTGGTAATGGCGATAAGTTTGCTGATAGTTTAGGTTTAATTGGATTAACCGTTGATGATTTAAAAGGTAAAAATGCTGATGAAGCATTCTTAATCATTAGAGATGCTTTAAGTAAAGTGGAAGATGAAGCGGTAAGACTTGGTGTTGCTAATGACTTATTAAGTGAAAGGGTAGCCGCAGACATTATTCTTGTTTTATCTAAAGAAGCAGAAGTCATAGACGACTTAAGAAATGAAGCTAGAGAACTAGGTATTGTTACAAATGAACAAGCAGCTCAAGCTGGTGAGTTTACAGATGCACTTGATAGAACCAAACAAGCCTTATCAAGTTTAGCAGTTGATATAGCGAGTACATTAATGCCTGTCATTCAAACACTGATTATTAAAGTTCGAGATGAAATGATACCTACTGTGAAAGACTGGATTGATAAATGGAATAATTTAGATGCAGGCACTCAAAAAATGATTGCGACACTGATTGGATTAGTCGCTGCTGTTGGACCTGTCCTCATGATTGTTGGTAAGGTTGGTCCGCTTTTAAATATTGTTGCCATGACGCTTAAAGGTGTGGGTACAGCGGGGCTTTTTGCAGGTGCAGGTATAAACTTTGCCACCCTTGGTATAGGCGCTCTCATCGCAATTTTAGCGCTAGCTTTATTTCAAAGTGAGGAATTTAGAGCGCTTCTAGATAGACTCATGGAAACCTTCATGCAACTCTTACCACCAATCATGATGATCGTTGATGCTTTGCTCACTGCATTGACACCAATCTTAGATGTGATCATTGATTTAGTTGTGATGTTGGTTGATTTACTCGTACCAATATTAGATGTCATATTAATGCCACTGATTATGCAAGTGACCATGTTTGCTGAAATCTTAGAAGCACTAGCACCACTCATTACAACACTGGGCCAAGTCTTACAAGCAATCTTAGTACCAGCTATAAAAGTGTTAAAGACAGTGCTTGATCCCATTTTAAAAGTTGTTCAAAAAATTATCGAGTTTATTCAAAAGATATTTGAATGGATTGGTGATCTCCCTAAAAAAATAGGTGATTTTGGTGGTAAAGTTAAAAACGTCTTTGGTAATGTGACAGAAGGTATTAGTAATATAGCAACAAGTGTGACTGATGGTATTAGTGATTTTGCAGGTAAAGCTGCAGATAAAGTTGGTGGTTTCTTTGGTAAGGTTGGCGGGTTTTTTAGTGATACATTTAACCTAAAAGGGTCCAGCCAGACCTCTAATACAACCAACTCATCAACAAGTACTGCAAATACAAATAATATTACGATTAACACAACCTCACCAACGTTTGATATTGATTCAATTAATCAAGCTTTAGGAGGTAGTGTCATTTGATCAGAGCATTTTATTTAGAAAATGAATATGGTGAACTTTATTACTTTAATCATAAAAATCATACAATTATAACCCAAGCCAGTGGTCTTGGGTTTTCTTTAGATATTAAGTATTTAGAATACAACAAGTATTTTGCTAAAACAGAGAGCAACTTGCCTTTAACGGATATCACAGAAACACTGATTTTCTTAAAAGGATATCTTGGCTATAAAGTATTTGTTGATTATCTATCAAGGTCAAAAGAAGCATTAAAGCTTCATTATGAAACGCCTGCATTTAAAGCGTACTGTTATGTTGATGTCTTAAGTTTATCAAAGGGTGAACTCGTCGCATCAACCTTGCAAAGTCAAATCGTCTTTAAGAAAGTATCGATGTGGTATAAAGAAAAAACATTTGAGATTGTTGCGAATGGCAATCAATCAGGAAAAGTATATCCATACACTTATCCACATCATTATGAAAGTTCCTATCAAGGTGTTATCAACATTAATAACCAAGGATTAGATGAAGCACCACTTAATATTGAAGTTCATGGTGCTTTTTATCATCCTGAAGTAGCAATACTAAAAAACGGCTATGTTATATCAAAGTTGAAGCTCTACGTTGAATCAGATAGTGCCACGTTAAGGATTACATCAATTCCAAGTAAACAAGAAATCACCATGATTGAAAATGGTACAGCAACGGATATCTATGGGTTGCAGGATTTTGAAGAAGACAATTTTTTGTTTATCAATCATGGTAACTATGAGATTGAATTTAAACCAGGAGTCGCAACGGAGTCTTTATGTAAGATTACATTACTAGAAGGCTATATGGGTATCTAAAATGAAACTGATATTTTTAGATAGAAAAACTCTGCAATACAAAGATTACGCACCCGTTGGAAAAGAGTATGAAATCAATCTTGATATGGTACTGATTCAGCGTTCATCTTTTAAGGCAAATAAAACCAATATAAACACATCGATTGGTGATATTGTGATTGCCTCAAATGAAGTATTTTCTTATATCGGTATTTTAGAAAGTATCGAACAAAAAGACGATCATTCCACAATCATTAAATCTCTCGATTTTAGAGAGATTTTTAATTTGGATATACCAGTATCAAGTTTTACTGGAGACTTAATCGAGTATCTATATCAAGTCATACATGCACACTTTAAGGTGAATCCAGATGCCATGCAAAATCTAGATTATTTAACGGTTCAAAAAGAAGCCAGTGTCCATGGCTCCTTAACCTTTGAAGCAGATAAGATTGAAAGCATATCAAAGCTATTTGAACTTGTATCAAAAACATATGGCATTAGTTTTCAAACAGAGGTTATTTATGTTAGAGGAAGAATCACAGGTATCTTATTTAAGATTGTTCATGTAAAAGATGGTCTTGTGATGAAGAGCAACTTTTCATCGATATTAAATGTTGAGACGAACGACTCCTCATCTCAAGTCATTAATAAAGTGATTTTTTATCCTAGAAGTGATAATGAACAATATAAGAACACAAAAATCTATTATTTATTAACTACAGGAGACATAACAGAAGATGTCAATCACCTCAAAAGGTACAACTCAGTCATGGCCAAGTCATTTATCTATGGAGATAAAGAATATGAAACCTTAGAAACAAAAGCAAGAAGTGAAATGATGACCTCTAAGCTTGATCATTACATTTCCTTTAATTTAGATCTTAATAATAAAGTCTTTAAACCATTTTCAAATTTTCATTTAGGTGATTACATATCATTCATTCATAAACACAAAACCTATGACACAGTGGTTACAGGCACCCTATTTAAAGACACACTTAAGGTTGCGAAAATTACACTAGGTGAATACCGAGTGAAACTCACGGAAAAGATTCAACTCTTAAGTAAAGTAAAAACCAATCAAACTAGTAATGTAACGATTACCAATACCAATTTAGATGGAGGTGAATTCTAATGGGAATTCAAAAAGTGACTTTTGAAAGTGGCAATGTCACAGCGAAAATTGATGCAGACTTATATCATTTTTTCTATTCAAAGGATATCGGTATATTAAAAGGACTTAAAAATGAGTGTCAGGTGACACTTGCTAATAATACATTAACTTTTCAAGATGGATATGTTTCAGTATATGGTCGTATTATCTATATTGAAAATCAAACAACAATCGGGATAACACCTGACTCTAATAAGAGTGGCTATGTCGTTTTAGGGGTTAATACTGCAACGAATGAAGTCAGTCTTTATTTAAAAGAACAAACAAGTGGCTATCCTTCTTTAGTCCTTACTAACTTACTTACAACTGAAGGCTTATACGAGTTTGTTTTATGTGCATACACAAAAACGACAACATCAGTATCGATTAATCAAAGTTACACAAGAAAAGTCATCATCAGTGATAAAGATAAGATTAGTGAGCTTGAAACAAAACTCGTTGAAAAATACATACCGGTAAGAAAGTCATTAACCAAAGTGTCAAATGGTGTTTATCGTTTTTATGGGACATCATCTGTGGAACTATCTGAGTCTTTAGTTTATGTCTTAATCAACAATACAACGATTATAAGCTTTCCAGGAGATAGTTTATTTATTCATGTAGGATCTAATAGAAATATAAGTTACCGTTATGCAGGCGCTGACTATAGTTTAAGTGTTTTATATGAACAAGGTGTCGTTACCTTAAGCTGTGGAAATACGACGCATAACATTACATCAGCATATCTAAAAAAATAGGAGGAAGTTATGGCAACAATACAAATTAAAAGAAGAACCTCTGCAGGAACAGGACCCCTTGTAGGAACAACTGGGGCAGTGAAAGCTGGGGAGCCACAAGTTGATTTTAATGGGGAACATTTATATATTGCGAAAGCTGATAAAGTCGCATCAAGTTCAGTCCCACTTGCTGATAGTGATTATTTAAAAATACCCTCTGCAGGTAAGGTTAATGATCAGATTGATACAAAGATTACTGCCCTTGGTCTAGGGTCAGCCGCAACGAAGAATACAGGAACAGGCAATGGGAACATTCCGATACTTAATTCTAGTGGGAAACTCGCAGATAGTGTGGTTCCTAAAATTGCGATGACAAATACCTTTGTGGTTGCAAGTCAAACAGCAATGCTTGGTTTAACGACTGCACAAGAAGGAGATGTTGCAGTAAGAACTGACTTAAATAAGTCATTCATCTTAAAAGCAGCACCTTATTCAACTCTAGCAAACTGGCAAGAACTCTTAACACCAACGGACTCAGTTACAAGTGTTAATGGATCAACTGGTGCAGTGACTGTAACGTTAGCTGATTTAGGCGGTGTTGCAGGGTCAACTTATAACTCGCATGTTTCAAGTAATCTTCATTTAACAACAGAGCAAAGAACGAAACTAGCGAATGCGAAAATATCAGAAATCATTAGTGCAGATGGTATGGCATTAGCATCAAGTGAATCAAATTATGATTCAACAGTCATTGCAAATGCACTTAGATATTTTCCAGTGATAGATACAGGGTATACACCTACAAAGATTAAGTATAAACTTGGGATTGATACTTCAAAAGTACTCACACCTTCATCGGTGATTGATGGTGGAACCTATTAATGGCCATCATCAGAGTCAAAAGAGGAAATACTACTCCAACCACATCAAAACTATCCTACCTTGGTGAACTTGCCTTTGATTATGGGTCAAATGCACTGTATGCAAGAGGTTCATCCTCGGTTGTAAAAATTGGTGGGGAAATGGAGGTTGTTTATTACTATGAGGGTTATGGTTACACCCATACACTTCAATATAACTTTGATCCAGACTATATCTACAAAGTACATATCATCTCATCAACTTATGGAAGTTCAGCCGATGTATCTGATACCTATATTTATTATAGAACGAGTGCTTCATCAAATTTACAAGGGTCCTATCTTGTTCATCATGTGAATACAGAAGATAGTATTCATACGACAAGAACGGCTAAAGGTTCTACCGTTCAGTATATTGAAGATAGCTACGTAAGTGGTCCAGTCATTACAAGTGGGATTACAAAGGTTATTGATTTTGAAATCTCTCCAACCTTTAAAACAAGTTATAGTGATGTTGCCCAGTGGCTAGCATATGGGAAAAGTATCGCCACCTTATCAGGTCAAAGTGATGGCTCGATAAAACTTGCGGACTTTGTCCACTCAGTTCATGGGGATTTAGGTGCCTTATATATCAACACAGGGTTAAATATAGGATCTCCTGATGCAATCGCAATTACCCTTTATAGAATAAAAAGAAAGTAGGCTATTATGGCAATTATTAGAGAATTAGAAACAAAGTTTGGTATGAAGGCATCCTATCACAGAATTACAGCCTTTAATATCAGTTATTCAAATAAAAAGATTAGCTTATGTGTCGCAACTTATATCTCAAAAAAAGCACGAGCAACCTTTCATCAACCAGTAGAAGAAATCGATATAGAAATCCCATTTGGTGATTTCACCAGTTTCTTAAACGTGAATCCAATAGAAAGAGGTTATCTTTGGTTAAAAGAAAACGTCATCGGATTTGAAGATGCTGTTGATGATTTTGATGTCATAGAACCAATCATTGAACCGGTGATAGATGATGGACTTAATCCTGACGAAAATTAAAGGGATATTTCCTTACCACAAAATCCTACTTGCTTATTACAGCGGATCGATTGCTTATGGGATTAATGACGAATATAGTGATACCGATGTGACAGTTGTTTTAGATGATTTTCGGGACAATATTCATTTGAACTTAGGACAAGTTGATTTGTTTGTCTTTTCAAAAGAAAGGTTTCTAGCAAGACATAACTTTGATAAAAGCATCACAGCTTATCATAGAGCAAGTACTGATACCTTATTAAGTTTAGATAGGACTTTAATCCACATGGACCTAGATTTTAAAGCAACAGTAGATAAGCTTTTAGACATTAATCACAAAGCATTTTTAAGAAATTTACTTATAGCTGGACTTGAATATGGTAAGGCAAGATATGAGATATCGAAATCCTTTAAATCAAATTATCACTTTCTAAGATATCGAGGCATGATTGAACATTTTGAAAAGACAGGTAAATGTGAACTTATCTGCCCTGAACCCTGGTACACATACATGATGGATTACAAAACCAACTGGGACAACATTAAGGGCAGTCAGTATTACGAACTTATAGAAGAGTCAATTAGATTTATAGAAAAATACATAGAAGGGATGACATAGGTTGGACTGGGACAATTTAATTACATTTTTTAGAATGGAAAATCTCATCTATTGGATTGTAACTATGGTTGTAGTCATTCTCACAACCATCAAACAATTCAATAGACAAGACAAAAAGAGTAAGACGAACAATGAAGAGATATTAAATAATCTACAAAAAATCGATCGTCAGAATGTTAAAATGCTCAACTTACTTGAAATGCACTCTCAGGACATTCGCTCTTTAAAGAAAGATGTTAATGTGCTTGAACATCGTGTTTCAAGATTAGAAGATTCGCAAGTCAATATTTACAAACGTCTAGGAGGACAAAAAAATGACAATACTTGAAATCATATTGTTACTACTTAATATCGTATTAGCATCGCTTTATATCACATCAAAACTCAAAGACAATAAAAGCTTAGCTTCTATTGTCAAAGAAGTGAAAGAAGATATTAAACTTTCATCTGAAGCTGTATCAGATCTGGTATCAAAAGCCAAAGATATCGTCTTTGATGAAACTGTGCAAAAAACAATTAAAGAATTTATTATGATTGTAGAAGAAAAGAACCAACTGGCCAAAAGCAAAGGTGAGTCCTATTTAACAGGCGATGATAAAAAACATGCGGTTATTGGAAGATTAAGTGAATGGGTATCTAACTTAACTGGATCAACAGAAAAAGCTGTTCACTTTGTAGAAGACAACCAAAGCAAAATAGAATCCATCATTGATGAATACATATCCTTCAGCAATAAAATGCATGGGAAATCAAGCATGTCTGAAGCAGAAAGAATTATTGCAGAGAAACTACTTAATAACCAATCATAATAAAACAAGACCATACTTTGGAGAAATCCTGTATGGTCTTTTTTTGTTTGCAAAATCAGTGTATAATTTAAATAGAGTTAAAAATGGGGAGAAAAAATATGAGTAAAGCATTATTTATTTTAATAGCGTTTATCATTGGAGAACTTGTAAATGTTATATTTTTATTGCCGATAATGAATGATTTATATGAACCTTTTATTGATTATGCTTTTGCAGTTAGGTCTTTAGTTTGGGTTTTGATTTATCTAATCTTACCAATGATAATTGGTGCCGCAATTGAAGGTGCTGTTATCGTATTTTTAGAGCGGTTCAAAAATTAATTAGAGTAAATAGCCTTACAAAACTAAACATATGATAAATGTTATGATATACTTATCATATTAAGGGCAACAAGGGGGATACACATGGATAACTACGAATTAGCTATGATGGGCGTTAAGATTGCATCTAAGATATTACAGATAGACGCGCCAGAGGTGCGTTTTTTTATTGATGAAATTGCGTATGGAAGAAGTATAAATGCAGTCTTCAATCCACGACATTATGCAATAGCATTTAATGAGAACTGGATAGAGAGCTTAGAAAACAACTTAGAGATTATGGTCACTTGTTTCCATGAATCAAGACATGCGTTTCAACATAATGTAATTAATGGTTTATTTAAGGGAGAAGAGACTGTTACTATAGAAACTATAAAACAATGGAAGCAAGAGTTTGAAAGTTATCATAGTGGCAGTGGTATTCCTTCAAAGGACAGTAAATATTTAGTTCAGGACATAGAAATTGATGCAATTGCTTTTGCACATAAAATGATGTTAGAGCATTTTCAAGTTAAGACAATAATACCACACCAAATTAAAAAGGATGTTGCAAGAAAGTTTGAGAGGAGATAAGTATGGAAAACGATGTGAAAAGGAATGAAAAGTATCAGTTTAATTCAAGGTTGATTTCTTCAGCCCACTTAAATTTTTTCTTTGGGGCAGGAGTAAATGGAAGAGCAATTTGTCAAATGAATGATCTAAAGGAAACAGTGAAGTTGATTGAGGATAAACTTGAGAAAAAACTAGACAATTTCGAGAAAGACCTGTTATGTCTTTCTGAAGAACATAAGCAAGAAGTGTTGGAAATATTTCTAGATGAACTAGGTGGTAGCATTAATAAATTTGATATAAACCATGAAGATTTGAATGACTTTTCTAATATGTTAGCTAGCTTTAATAAGTTGATTGTTAACTCGGAAAATAGAACCAAGACAATGAAACGGGTTAATATTTATACTACTAATTATGATGATGTAATCGAAAGACTACTTAATAAATTAGGCTATTTATGTAATGTCATTTCATCAAGTAACTTGGAAAATAAAGATAAATTTTTTGATTTGATAGGTTATGATTATGGAAAAGAAATATTTTTACCAACTTATCTAATTTCAAAAATTCATGGAGATTTAGAAAATCCAATACTACCTACAAAGAACAAATTTGATGAAACTCTCCAAAGGAAAAGATTTGAGATTCTATTTAGAATGAAGTCACAACTATCAAAAAAGAACTCAATTTTATTTGTTATTGGTTATTCTGGAAACGATGAACATCTTAATTCTTTAATTTACGATGCTATTAGTTTTGGATTAACTGTATTTTGGTTTAAATATGATAATGATGAGATTATTCCATCACTTCTAGAACATAAGGTAATTACAATTAATCAAGAGGATAATGATAATAAAAAAAATCCTACATTGATATGTAGTGAAATGATTGGTGAATTATGGGAAAACTTATTGGAAGAATAGTAGAAGTTAAAGGGTTGAATGTAAAAGCAAAATTAAACGAGTTATTACCGCCATATCTAGTTGAAGATGGAAAATATGAAAATTCACCTAAAATAAATGGGTTTTTAAAAACTAAGGTAGGTATAGAGACCATTATTTGTCAAGTAGTTGGAGAGTTTTCAGAATATAAGAACGGTAAGGTAGATTCACATTTTTTAGATTTAAAAGTAAAAGGGTATATACAAAAAAATATATTTATTCAAGGATTGAGAATGTTACCAATAGTATCGGCTGAAGTAGAATTACTAGATCAACTTGATTATAAGTATATTTATAATTCAGGAGCTGAGCATACAATTGCGATAGGAAATGATTTGTTTGATATAACAAAAAAAATAGATGTAGATATAAACAATTTGATTCCATCTCACATTGGTGTTTTTGGAAATACTGGGTCCGGGAAATCTAATACGTTGGCAAAAATATTGCTTGAATATGAAAAGCAAATATCTAATGCAAAAACTAATAGAGGTAAATATATTATTTTTGATATTAATAATGAGTATTCAAAAGATGCTATTTGTTTAGAAAATAAAAAAAAGGTCTATAAGTTAAGAACAAGAAATGCTGATGGAGATAAAATACCTTTAAATTTGAAGTCACTTACAGAAGACAATTTTGTTGTATTAATGAATGCTTCAGAAAAAACACAAGTACCAGTAATAAAAAATGCTTATCGATGGACTTTTGCAACAGAAAGTGAGCAGAGAGAGAAAAAGTACTATTTAGATAGAATTAAATCTATGCTCAAAAACGGAAAAAGATACTTGTTTTATTCATTAAGATTTCATTTGCAGGAATATTTAGAAAACGTTGAGAATTTTAAATATCACTCAGTAGCATCTGTATTTTATTATGAAGGCGAATCTAGTAAAACCTATTCTAATGAAGATTATTTTGATCATTACTTAGATGAGATTAATATTGACTTACCACCAGAACCGTTAGATAGGTTTATATTTGAACTTTATTTTTCAGTAGCACACGAGAATGAGAATGGTGTTCAATTGGATTTCATGATGCCATTAATTTCTCGAGCAAACAAACTAGTTTTAGATTTTAAAAAAGTTTTTGATTTTAAAGCTAGCGATGAAAAAAATATTATTTTTGATAACAAAAACATTTGTGTTATTCAATTGGGGGATGTTAATAAGGATATGAAAGAAATCATTCCATCACTAATTGCAAATAAAATTTTTGATTCTTTAGCAGAGAAGAAAGATGAAAAGGATGATATAGTACAGATAATTAATATTATTGTTGATGAAGCTCACAATTTACTATATGAAGAAGTTGGGAGTTCATCCTCTCATAAAAATGTGCTAGAGGTTTTTGAGAGAATTGTTAAAGAGGGCAGAAAGTTTGGATGCTTTCTAATGCTAGCTAGCCAAAGACCTAGTGATATTTCTCAGACAATTATCTCGCAATTACATAATTATTTTATTCATAAATTAGTCAATCCTTCTGACATACAAAAAATAAGAAAGGCTGTTGCCTATTTGGATGAAAATTCTTTAGATTTTTTGACCGTGTTAGCACCTGGAGAATGCATTGTTTCTGGGACCGCATTTCAAATGCCGAATTTTGTTTATGTTAATCAGGTGAAAGCTAATAATAGACCTCAAAGCGAAAATGTTAAGTTGTACAACCACGACAAAACTGGATTGTTTCAAAAAGAGATTTTGGTTGATGAAAGTGATTAAGTTTTTAGGGACTAAAGAAAACAATATTGATTTTTAGAAATAGATGATAGTTATATAGCATTTTATTAAAGAGTTTAGTAGCAAGCAACTTTTTATATTGGGAGGCAAGGATGATGATTATAGAAAAGCTTAGAATATTCAATTTTAAATTATTTGATGATACTGGAAAGATATTTTATTTTCACGATGATTTAAACATTATTGTGGGAAACAATGATACTGGGAAAAGCACTATTCTTGATGCGCTGCAATTAGTAACCACCGGGAAAATTGCTGGTATATATGCTGAAAGATCTTTAACCATGAACTTATTTAACAAAGAAGCTCAAGTAGGTTTTGTAGAAAGTTTAACAAAAGAAGACCCGATTTTACCAGAAATTACTATTGAAATATATGGTAAACAAGACGATAGATATGCCGAGTTTTCAGGTTTGAATAACACTTTAGGAGAAAACTGTCCTGGTATGCAATTTAAACTTGAATTTGATGAAACATATTCAGAGGAGTTTAAAGATCGGGTATCAAAAAAAGAAATCACACAAATCCCAATAGAATATTATAAAATATCAAAACATTATTTTAGTGGCAGTTCAATAGAGTATAGAAAAACTCCATTCAAGACAGCCTATCTTGATGCATCAAAGAATAACTACTCTAGATATATTAATCAGTATATTGATACTAACATTGCAGATTATCTAGATCCAGCTGATAAAGCAAACTTAAGTTTTGAATATCGAAGTAATAGAGATAAGTTTACTCAAAGTGAACAGATTATGAAATTGAATCAATCACTTCAAAAGGATAAACATATTCTTAACGATAAGAGTGTCTCAATAGACCTATACGATGAATCTGTAGATGAGTGGAAAAAACATGTAACAATTAAAATCGATGAAAACCCAATTGAAACATTAGGTTATGGAACTCAAAATAGTATAAAAATTGAGTTAGCTTTAAGAAATAATAGTGATCTAACTAATTTAGTTTTGATTGAAGAACCAGAGAATAATCTATCTTACGCAAACATGAGCAAACTCATTAAGAAAATAGTTAATGTATCAACATCGCAAATCTTTATTACAACTCATAGTAGTTTTGTAGCAAACAAGTCTAAACTAGACAACTTGATTGTTCTTGGGAATGTTGAAAACACAAATTTAGCCAACTTATCCAACGAAACAATTGAGTATTTTGAAAAACTACCAGGTTATGATACTTTACGAATTGTTTTATGTGAAAAATCAATACTAGTTGAAGGTCCATCAGATGAGCTCATACTACAGCGTGCTTATAAGGATGTTCATGGGAACTTACCTATTGAAGATGGAGTTGATGTTATATCAGTTGATTCCCTCGCCTTTAAACGTTATTTAGAAATCGCTCAAATAATTAAGAAAGATACAGTTGTTGTAACTGACAATGATGGAGATATTAAAAAGAATATTAACGAAAAATACTCTAAATATATCAATGTTGAAAACATAACATTCTCTTATGAAAGTAATGAAGAACTAAACACATTAGAACCCAGTATAGTTGAAGCGAATATTTCTTCTTCTGAAGATTGGGATAAGTTCAGATTAGTAATTTCCAAGAATACTAGTATGAATAACAAATCAAAAGAAGAAATTCTCTCGTTCATGAGAAATCATAAAACAGAATGGAGCTTCCGTGTATTTGATAGTGTTGATAAGATTAAATATCCGAGGTATATTTTAAATGCCGTCAACTAATACTGTAATCATCTCAGCTGCTGGTTCAGGAAAAACCTATAATATCTGTAATCATGCAATCAGTAATCTTAATTCTCATAATAAAGTTTTATTAATTACATATACCAATAGAGGGAAAGAAGCAATCATTAAGGAGTATAGGAAACAAAATCTTGGAGTTTTAGACAAAAATGTAATTGTTAAAACTTGGTTTCAATTTTTATTATCTGACTGGATTAAACCTTATCAAGCATCATTTTTTACTAAGATAAATTTAGTTAAGTCATTCGATTTTACAAAGGCCTATGGATATGTTAATAAACGACCGATATCTTCACCAAGTAGATATATTACAAACGGAGGAAACATTTTAAATAATGAAGCATCTAGATTATCACTATTACTTAATATTAAATCTTCTAATGCCGTTATCAAAAGGTTAGAAAGAATTTATGATAATATTTACATTGATGAAGTGCAAGATCTAACGGGTGATGACATTAACATATTAGAGGTATTGTTTAATTCAGCGATCAATACATTCTGTGTTGGAGATCCGAAGCAATCTACTTATCAAACTTACAATACAAAGAAATACAGAAGCAAGACTGGGAGGAATATTTACCAATATTTCAATGCATTAAACAAAGACTCTATTGTTAAATTAGAAATAAATAACAAATCCAGACGGTGTAATTCAGATATTTGTAAATTGGCAAATATTGTTCATCCAAATGAACCTACAATTGAGTCGCTGGAAAATGAAAATAATCAACATAAAGGGGTATTCATAATCGCAAGATCGGATGTAAATGAGTACTATGATAATTTCAAACCAATGATTTTAAGATATGATAAACGCACACAATGTGATTACACCGGAGTACTTAATTATGGGGTTTCAAAAGGAATGACATTTGAGAGAGTAATTATTTATCCAAACCAACCTCTAGCTAAACTCATCAAAAATGGTACACCATTAAAATCCCCTGAAAAGTACTATGTAGCAGTAACTCGAGCTAGACACAGCATATGTATTGTAATCGACAAAATGAAAACAAATGCTTTATTTAAATCAGTAGAACTTGAATTAGATAATGGAAAGAAGATTCATGCCTACAAAATGTAATTCTGGCTCATGTTACAATTATTAATCAGTATGATGTTATTTTAAAATTCTAATTAGGAGAAAAAGACTATGGATGACAAATATTTTGAAACAATAAAGATGGTTGAAGATGTGTTGAGTCGTGATTATGATCTACCAAAATTCCCAGATATTAATCTAGAAATTATTGAGAGTCCATTAATTGAGCAAAATGAAATCCTTAAAAAGACACTTGAAGTTATAACAAAAAGTCTGGAGTTAGCAATTGAGGATATCGATGAAGCAAAGAAAGAATCTAGAAGAAATCTAATCATTGCAATTGCTTCTATTTTAGTTGCAATTAGTATTGCAATTTTGGGCTTTGTTTTTTAGGTTGCAACATTCCAAATGATGCCTTTGCAGTACAAGATTAGACTAAGTTAGATATAAACGAATGATACCAAGAAATTTGAAAAAGATTTGCAAAGCTAAATTACTTATTTCTTCAATTGTAAAAAGCAACACACAACATTATAGGGTAAAACTCCGTACATTATACATCAAAATCGGGTAAAACTCCGTAATAAAGACACATGATTTTAATACGGAGTTTATTTGTAAAACTGCCTAAAATAAGCATTTTAATGGTTATATAGGCTGGATTTTATTAAAATAAACATCCTTTTCTATAAAATAGAGAATAAAAAGACGAACTTAAATTCTAAAAGTTGATTTTAGAACTAGAGCTTGTCTTTTTTTCTTTTGATACCATATATAAACTCAACCGGATTTGAACTATCTAATAAAGCGGATTTGAACTTACTAAAAAAATATAATACCATGTTCAGCATCATAATTAGTCTTCCTTATTCGGTATTGGATTGAACCAGGAAGATATAATTCTTTTATTAAATTAATGTTTTCGTAATCATCACGTTTGCCTATAACAAAGATAATCTTATTACGTTCTAGAACAACGATTTTTGAGAAGAATTGCTTGTATGGAAACTCATCTATTGATGTAATTGGGCTATTATAGTTTTTTAAACTAGATTTGATATTAACTAAAAAGTTATCCACATTTAGATCTACTATAATTTTGTTTTGAAGCTCAGCAGAATGAATTTTCAATTCATAAATACTTTTGCTTAGTTGGTCCATAACTGCTTTATGGAAACTATCTGTTTCTGATGTCATCTTTCCTAACTTTGCTTCTAAGGCCGATAATTTTTCCTGTGTTGCTTTAAGTTCTTGTTTTGCAATGACAAGTCGTTCATCACTATTTAAAGCCTTAGATAAGGTGTTTAGGAACTCATTTTTATTATTAATGATTAAATTGATTTGATTCAAAATCTCTTGATCTATGACATCACAAGATAAGGTATCAGCTTCACACGATTTTTTTGATGCATTAGATAAACATTGTAAAAACCTATTGGCAAATGCATTGCTGTTTTTATTGACTTTCATATTAAAGTGTTTCCCACAATGAGCGCATCTTATAAGACCTGTATATGGAGATTTCTTGTTTCCAAAAGTTTCTTCCATATTCTTGATATGGCTTTTTTGATATTTAATGCTTTTTTGTTTTCTTATTTCCTGAACCTTGTTAAACATAGATAAAGATATGATTGCTGGATGTGAATCTACTACATAAAACTGTGGTAGTTCACCTTTATTATTGACAGTATGTTTTGATTTGAACGATGGCCTGTATGTTTTTTGCAATAAGGCATTGCCTGTATATTTTTCATTTTTTAATATGCCATAAATTGCTGTTTTACTCCAATGTTTATTACCATAAGTTGTAGGAATATTATGATCTTCTAGATATCTTATAATAGGTGTTGCTCCAAATCCATCTAAGAATAGTTCATATATTTTTCTTACAGTAGAGGCTTCTTGTTCATTGATGACTAGGTTTCCAAACTCATCATGATCATATCCAAGCATACCTTTAGTGACAACATGAAACTCTCCCTTTTCAAATCTTTTTGTATTACCCCATTTGACATTTTCACTTATAGATCTTGATTCCTCCTCAGCCATTCCACTAAGAACTGACATAATCAACTCAATCTTTGGATCGAAAGTTGAGATGTTCTCTTTTTCGAAGAACACTTCAACATTTTTATTTTTTAGCTCTTGTATTAACTTGATACTATCAAGTGTATTTCTAGAAAACCTAGAGATTGATTTTGTGATAATTAAATCAATTAGTCCATTTCTTGCAGCTTCAATCATCAAATTAAACTGTTTTCGCTTGGAGATATTGGTGCCACTTTTACCTTCGTCTGCGTAAACTCCTACAAAGTTCCAATCAGGATGGCTCATGATTTGTTTGGCATATGTCGATACTTGCGTATCAAAACTTAATAGTTGAACTTCAGAAGAAGTAGAAACCCTTGCATAAGCACAGACGTTTCGCTTTTTTTTATGAAGGGATAAATCTTTATAATTAATAACTTCCTTTAGTTCAATCATATAAGTTCCTCTCCAATTTCAATAACACTATATTTGATTTGAAATCCATTTTTCTCGTTTTTAATGGATGAATCAAACAGTGAATCGTAGGTTCTTAGAAGTTCAATTTTATCAGTGAAATCTTTAGATGATATTTCTAAATTACTCATACATAAAATCACTTCCTGGTTTGATATTTGAATAATTTTCTTAAATATTAGAAGAAGAGCATCTCGGCTTAGGATTTGAGTTTTCTGTAAGAATTCCTGAAGTTTTTGTATGCGCTTATTGTTGATATGAAGAGAAGCCAATTGGTTTTGAAATTGTTCAAGTTCATTCTGCAAATCTTCAATCTCTTGTTTCTTTTCTTCAAAAGCTTTGACAAGATATTTATCGTTTTGATTTGATACATCAGATATTCTTAAGTTTATTAATCCCTTAATCTCATCTTCAACTTTACTTATTTGTTTTTGTTTTAATTCTATTGAATCGATAATTTGACTTGAATCTAAATTCTTAATTACTGTATGTGATATCTGATCTATCAAAGTAGGATTGATAATTTCCAGTTTTAATAAAGCATCACTACAAACCATTTCCAGTGTTTCATTATCGATGGGCAAGTTATTACATTTGATTTTTTTCTTAGAGGTATTTTTACAGGTTAGGACAACTCTTTCGTTTTCTGTCCGATAATTATAGTAGTTTCTATTTAAAACGCGTCCACAACAACTACAATGTACAATACCACTTAATGGAAACTGATTCCCATAGCGAGAAGACTCATTACTTGTCGAGCGAACTTTTGTTATTTGTTGGACAACATCGAACAACTCTTTTGAAATAATAGCCTCATGATTATTTTCAATATAATATTGGGGAGCTTGACCAGTATTGATGACTGACTTATGAGATAAATAATCGAGTGTCACTCTTTTTTGAAGAAGTACGTCTCCCATATATTTTTCATTCTTAAGAATATTCATTATGTTCGCTGGATGCCATACAACTTCTTTTCTACCATTTTTGAAATTATTGTCAATTAAGTGTTTGGCTATTTCTCTATATGACATTCCTGATATATATAGGTTATATATCATTTTAACTACTTTAGCTTCTGAATCGTTGACAATGATTTTTCCATGCGCATCTTTATCGTATCCTAGAAATCTACTTGTATTGATTCGAATCGTGCCTTCTTTGTATCTTTTTCTAATACCCCATTTAACATTTTCACTTATATTTCTAGCTTCTTCTTGAGCAATGGAAGAGAATATTGTCAACATTAAATCTACTTTTGAATCAGTAGAACTGAGGTTTTCCTTTTCAAAGAAGACTTCAACATTAATTAATCTTAGTTCTTGGATGATCGATAAACAGTCCACAGTATTTCTTGCGAATCTTGATAATGATTTTGTCAAAATTAAATCAATTTTTCCATTTCTTGCATCTTCAAGCATTCTTAAAAAATTAACCCTTTTTTTGGTGCTGGTTCCTGATGTTCCTTCATCTGCATATAAGTCTACAAAGTCCCAATCTTTATTATCTTGAATTCTTTTTGTATATTCAGTGATTTGAGCATTATAAGAATTAAGTTGATCGGTTGAATCTGTTGAGACCCTTGCATAAGCACATACACGCCTCTTTTTTGGAATTACATCTGCATTACCAGGAATAAATGCTGGGGTAGCGTCTATTCTGATTACTTTTCTTTCATTCACTATATAACCTCCATTTCGTTATCACACATATTCGCTCTAAAACAAACAATTATCAAGTCAATTCGATACGGAGTTTATTTTGCATGAACTATCTTGTATTCTTCTAGTAGATCAATGAGCGATTCATAATATTCAATAAAGGATATTAACCCTTCCTGATGAAGTTTATATATCATGGTTTTTTTGTAATGATACTCAAGTTGATTTTGCTTATCTATTTTCACTAAAACTCCTTCTAAAGAACAAAAAATCCTACGCGTAAGAACACGTAGGACATCTTAGGTCAAATAGACCAATTCAATTATATCGCCAAAATGATTATAACAAATCTCAAAATAATTTGTGACCAAGTAGTGTAGACAAATTAAAAATCTTTGATCGCCTTTTTGATTGTACCAATTAAGATTGTATCTATTTCATCTTTGGTAGCTATAATTGGCATCATGTTTTGGTTTAGGTATGTATAACTATTCTTTCTTCTTGGGGTAGGTGTGAATTTTACTACAGAAGGATAATAGTAATCTTTATCACGTAGTAACGCATAAACACCTTTATTATCGATTTGATCTATTACATATAGATTCATATCAACTAATAGCGTAGTACCCATAGGCATTTTAAGAAGTAATGAATCAGACATTAAATCTACAGCAACTAGTCTTTTGGACTCTTTAAGATTACTATCGAACACAAAGTTCTCAACTTTAGGCTGTTGTTCATATCTACCATCTGCACTTAATTTATATCTTGTAATCATATGGTTTTCACCAAATGAATAAGTATTCTTTCTTTTTAATAGGGCATCAATTGATGTATCAAGCACATAAGATAGCATCATCAAGTTAGATGCTTTTGCATCAGTTTGACCTTGTTCATAGGATATTAGTGTTTTCTTGCTAATGGTTCCATGACAGCGTTTAACGACTTCGTCTAATGTGAGATTTCTTGATTTCCTAATGCTTTGATCAATTCCAGAATAATCTACATATGAGTTGTGGAAAACAAATTTTTCTTTTGCCATAATCTTCACTTCCTTTTCAGTAACACTATTTTATCACGTATTAAACACTGTGTCATTTCTTTTATCTAATCTACGTAAAAAGTGAAGAATATTACACTATAAATGAATAAGTAATTCTTATGTATCCTTTAAAAAGTGTAGTTTCGATATTTGAGGTTTTAGTGTTAAATTGAGTCCGATATTAGCTATCTGTGCCCAGCGTCAAAGAATCAAACATAAACATATTATTATAAGTGTATAGGTGTTAAACAACATAAAACAAGGAGGATTATAAATGGATTTAAGGATGTATTTGGTAAGTGCTAGACAGAATAAAGGTTATTCTCAAAGAAGAACTGCAAGGGAATCTGGAGTATCTTATCAACACTATGCGAAAATTGAAAATGGTGATCGTGGACGAAAAGTATCATTCCTAATCATAGGAAGAATTGCAGCAGTATTAGACATTTCTCTTGATGATCTATATCAATTGGAAAAAGCATATCTAGAAGAAATCGAACTAAAAAATGAATCAAAACCGTATTGATTTTAAGAGATTGATAGAAGCCTATATTCAAAGCCTGGATAGAAAAGAGATAACCAAACAATCATATTTGAAGATCTTATTAACATTTAATGAGTACTTAATAGCAAATTCAATTTTATCGCCAAATAAAAAGGATATCTTATGCTATAAAGAGTACTTATCTAAAAAAGTTAGATCTGCTTCAATTCAAAAAACAATTGTTGTGCTAAGAGGTTTCTTTACCTATCTTGATTCAGAGGACACATATAGAAATGTTATGACAGGTGTAAGAGGAGTTAAAATAGAACCAACCTTTAAACGAGCATCACTAACTCTATTAGAAATGTTAAATTTGCTAGATAAAGCAGAAGAGTTATCTAATACAATTGAGGGCAAAAGAAACTATGCAATAATCGCTTTACTTGCAACTACGGGTCTAAGAACAATTGAAGTGGAAAGAGCTAATGTGAGCGATTTAGTAGCCGTTAGTGATGGATATAAACTCTATATTCAAGGTAAGGGTCATGATGATAAAGATTTATATGTCAAGATATCAGATGACGTTTATCAAATCATTATGGAGTATCTTTTATTAAGAGAAGATTCATTTGAAGCATTATTCATCACTCATGGTCGCAATAATCATGGGAAGAGAATTCAAACAAGAACGATAAGAGGTATTGTCAAAGAAATCCTAAGAAGAACTGGTATAGATGACAAAAGATATACCGCCCATAGCTTAAGACATTCTTTGGCAACAAACTTAATCCTTCATGGAAATGGTTCGCTGGAAGAAGCAAAACAAATTTTAAGACATAAAGACATCGCAACAACACAGATATATAATCATTCATTAGCTAGGTCCCAAAATGATGGAGAACTCAAAATGAGCAAGTTACTGTTTGATAGAAAGGGTAAAAAGTATGAATGATAAAGTGGTATTATATGATATCAATGATCTTATTGAGATTCTAAAAGTTACTCGAGTAACAATCATCAGGTATATCAATCAAAAAAAGATAAGAGCATTCAAGGTTGGCCAAGGATGGAGAGTGACCAAAGAAGCTCTCGAAGAATTTATCAAGATAAGCGAAAAGAATCATGGCTGGAAAACCTAAACTAGGACTTGAATACTTTTCTGTTGATGTTGATATGACAAGAAATATGAAAATTAAAAGGTTGATGAGAGCATTTGGGACTGAAGGGTATGCAGCCTTTATGTTCCTTGTTTCATGGATTTATGAAAAAGGTCAGTTCTGGCGGTATGATAATCTAGATGATGTGCTGTTTGGATTATCAGAAGCCATTCATGTAGAGGAAGATAAAGCATTATCCATTATTAACTATCTTCTAGATGTTGGGTTGCTAGATAGAAAATCCTTTGATCAAGGATATCTCACATCCAAAGCTATTCAAGAAAGATATTATTATGCAACGAAAAGAAGAAAAGTTCGCATTCTAGAAGAATGCTGTCTGTTATCGGAAGAAGAAATGAAACACATTGATAGTAAGACCGATTACCAAAATAACATCTCTGTTAGCAAAGATGTTATTCATGCAAGCAAAGATGAGGTTTCTGTATTCAAAGATAGACAAAGTAATAGTCATAATAAAAGTAATAGTAAAAAAGATAAAGGAATGATAAATCATGATATTGGATCTGTCGATCCTAATACTATCCCATTTAAAATAAATTATTATCTTCAAGTCTTAATAAATAATGAAATCGTTTCTGGAACTGAAGACTGGATTACGGTATTAAATGACTTCTTGTATATGATAACTAAGAAGCATAATAAAGATGATGTTAGAAAGGCGATTTTTTATTCGATAAAAAGAATTAAGTTCAATCAATGGAAAGATGAACATGGATATGAAATTGCAAACAGAGAGCCTTATCTAGAAGAAACAATTTCTAATAACATTGCATATAACGAGTCAACAATAGATAGAATCGAACGTATGAAAAATTTCAGTGCAGTGTTTTATTGACGATATGTTTGAATGTTTAAGTTGGATTATATAGAATTTAAATAATTGCAACGGAATTTCTTATTCGATTAGAAAAACCGTTGCATTTTGTGTTTTATATGCTATACTATATATGAAAAGAAGTGTGGTGATGATATGAAAAGTCCAAAGAAAAAAGATATAATTCTAGAATACATAAAAAAAAACTATGATAACAAAACACCTATATTTGTAAATGATATCTATAAAGAATTCACTGAAATTAGTGAAGGTACGATTAGATCCTTATTTAAACGTTTTAGTGATGCTGATGTTTTAGAAAAAGTGGATAATGGTGTATACGCTTTACCTAATAAGGAGAGCGTTTTAGGCAAAGCTACTGTTTATGTTTCAAATGTTATTGAAAATAAATATATTCGAAATGAAAAAGGGCAGAGAATAGGATACATCAGTGGCATAAACTTTTCGAATCAAATAGGACTTACATCACAAACCGCAAGTGTTAATACAATCTATTCAAATAATGTATCAAATAAGAAAAGAATGACAACACTAAAAAACAGTAGACTGATAATTAATGCACCAAGAGTTAAAGTTACTGATGAAAACTATAAATTGCTTCAGATATTAGACTTGTTAAATGAATTTGAAAAACTTAGTGAACAAGATTTAAAAACGGCCTCAAACAAAATACTAGAGTTTTTAGAGAAAATAAAATTAACAAAGGAAGAAGTAGAATTAATTGTATCTAAATATCCATTAGAGGCACAAGTGAAATTCTATAAAATAGGGGGAGCAAATGCTATTACATCAACATAAAGAAGAATTTGAACAAATTGTACAAGCGACTGCTGATGATTTGGGGTTAGGTAATTTTCAAGTTGAAAAAGACTACTATGTATCATTGTTTTTAAAAGAACTACAAAAAATAGATAATGATATCCAAATTGTTTTTAAAGGCGGGACATCTCTTTCAAAATGTTATGATATAATTGATCGATTTTCAGAAGATATTGATTTGTCGGTTAAATTTAACACAGATAAAATCACAACATCAGAAAGAAGAAAACTTAAAACAAGTATTACTAAAATTATTGAATTATTAGGCATGAACTTCATCAACCCTGAAGAAGTAAGATCAAAAAGAGACCATAACCAATACAATGTAGGATATGATCATATATTTCAGCCTGATGAAAACACGGTACCGCACATTATAGTTGAAACAATTGTCGTATATAGACCGTATCCTATAAAAGAAATGGAAATAAGTAATTACATTACTAAGTATTTGAAGAAAAATAATAGAGCTGACTTAATTGAGAAATATGAATTGTCTCCATTTGTAATGCCAATACAAACAATGGAAAGAACATTTATTGATAAACTTTTTGCTATATGTGATTACCATTTACAAAAAGAGTATAATCGTTACTCAAGACACATTTACGATATACATATGATTTGGAACAGTGGAAAACTAGATGAAGACATCATGAGAAAAATAGTTCTGGATGTTATTAAAGATCGACAACTATTTGGCAGGCGAAATTTATCCTGTCAATCAGGAGCTTCACCAAATGATGTATTGAAAGAGATAGTTGCACTAAAAGTATACGAAACAGATTATAATAATATTACTGCAAAATTTATCTACAAACCTGTTGATTATAATGCTTGTATAGAGAGTTTAAAGAAAATTACTGATACAAAAATCATCCCCAATCTGATAAAAGAGTACTAGAGAATGGTTGGCTACTTCAGTAGATTGTTTTTTCTAAATATTTATTACCGATAATCTATGTTAATGGACATGTGAGTAATGCAATTTCAATTAACACTAGTGCAATAATGATATTTTCAATGTCAATTACATATCAAAATAATTCAAGTAAAACGTCGCCACTGGTTGCCTATGCAAACAGTGGTTTCTTTTTGTATAATGGATAGGTGAACAAAGGGTGAGCGATTTACCCTCTCAAAGGAGAAATGATTTTTGGCTAAAGTTTTAGACTCATTTGAAAGATGGGAAAATCAAGGACTATTAAAGAATAAATTAAAAATAATAGAAGAACTAGTGGCAAAGAATGTAACACAGGAAAAGATTGCCAAAGTCATTGGGATATCTGAAAAGACACTGCAAAAATTAAAAAATAAGCATGTTGAATTTGCTCGTGCATTCTCTAGAGGTCAGTTAGATCTTAAAGATAACCTTATAGGAGCAATCTATAAAAAAGCTATGGGATTTGAACATGAAGACATTCAAACGCAAATGGAAGATCATAATGGAAAGCCTAAAAAGAAAATTGTTAAAACAATGAAGTATTATCCACCTGATCTAAATGCTGCAAAATATCTTCTAATTATCAAGTTTGGTAGATCTTTTAATGAGAAAAAAGATGAACTTGATCTAATGGAAAGAAGAATTGATGAAAAAGAAAATGAGTGGACCAACGAACAAAATTTCTATAAGGAGGTAAATCATGAAGTTTGACTTAAATGATTTGTTTAATGAGAATATTCCTTTATATCATAGAACAATGATTAGTGATTGTTCTTCAAATGAGTATATATTTGGCAAACTTATTGGGAAGTTAAAAGAAAACTTCAAGGATTACCAACAATCTGAAATCATATATATAACCTATCGAAAAGAAATGTTTAATTATCTTGTTATGATATATCACTTTGATGATGTGGAAATTACATTAACCCCTATTGAAATCAAGGTTTTTAAAGCATGGGACCAAATGAAAGACTATATTAGAAGTATTCAAGTGCATATCGATGATAATTCATATCAAATAGAAAGAAAACATGCGGGTGTTTCAGATGCTTTTGATTATAATGTATTTGACTCCGATAGATAATTAGCAATTTAGAAATATATAAAACGTCACATAAAGTCTTAAATTCGACTTGTGTGACGTTTTTATTGTGTAATAGAATAGAATAATCACCTTGCTCACAATTCATTAATAATCGTATATAAAATCATCTTAATGATACCCCCCCATTGAATGTAATTCTCGAGTACAGGGTACCGCGTAGGGGGACCTTTAAAATACGGAAGATACATTTTTTGAAAAAGGCTAATTGCATAAACAAAAAATATTGGCAAACATCAAGGAAATATACGGTTTAATGTATAAAATATAGGACAAAAATGTTATAATTTAGAAAACAAGTGTTTAACAGGCGGTGATGGGATGTCGATCGTACTTGATACAAATAAGCACGGTTCAGTTGGGGAGTATGTTAAAGACAACACTTTGAGAAAAGCAAACATCGATATTGCTTCCTCCATTTTTACAATTTATGCATATGATGAACTGAAAAAAGTATTAGACGATACTAGCAAATTTAGGTTCCTTTTTAATGAACCTACTTTTATTGAGAAATTAGAGTCAAATCAAAAAGAAGTAAAAGAGTTTCAGTTACAGATGTTGAAAAGAGAAAGGAATGTTTCTGAATATTTCTTGGAGATAGGATTGAAAAATAATTTAGACCAAAATCAAGTAGCAAATCAATGCTATCAGTTCATTCAATCTAAAGCTGAAGTCAAATCAGTTCTTAAATCGGGCACTATAACATCAAGCAACATCTATGTTAAAAATAGAAATGAAAAAGATTTTGTTATATCAGGAAATGGTATAAACTTTTCTTTAGATGGATTAGGGTATTCAAACCGAACAAGATGGGATTTTAACACTGTTTTAACAGAAAAGAATGTCATAAATGACTTTGAATCCTTTTTTAATTCAATTTGGAACAATCCTAACTTAGTTGTTGATGTTAAAGAGACTCTACTAGAACATATTACAAATTTATATAAAGAAAACGCACCAGAATTGGTGTATTTTGTTACGTTATATCATTTGTTCAATGAAAAACTAACAAATATGGATGACATGGCAAAAATTAAAGAAAAGACAGGTATTCACAATACAAAAATTTGGCAGATGCTTTATAATTTCCAACAAGATGCTGCAGTAGGAGCTATCAAGAAATTAGAGTTATATAATGGTTGTATTATAGCTGATTCTGTTGGGTTAGGGAAAACATTTGAGGCACTTGCTGTCATGAAGTATTATGAGCTTAGAAATGCTAGAGTTCTAGTTTTAGCGCCTAAGAAACTTAGAGGTAACTGGACAGGATTTAAACAAAACTCTATTACTAATCCTTTAGTTGATGATAGATTTAACTATGATGTGCTTAATCATACCGATTTATCAAGAGATTTTGGAACTTCTGGAGAAATAAATTTATCTAAAATAAATTGGGGCAATTATGATTTAGTTGTTATAGAAGAATCGCATAATTTTAGGAATAATCCTGCCTTAAAAGGCAAAAAAACCAGATACCAAAAGTTAATGGAAGATATCATTAAAAGTGGTATTAAAACAAAGGTACTTATGCTATCTGCTACTCCAGTAAATAATAGATTAGCGGATCTTAAGAATCAAATCATGTTTATCACTGAAGATAAAGATGATGCATTTAATGATAATTTAAATATTGAAAGTATTGAAAACACGCTGAGAATTGCACAATATCGCTTTGGTGAATGGTCTAAACTTCCTAAAGAAGAACAAATTATAGAAAATCTATTACCAATGTTAGATTACAGTTTTTTCAATCTTTTAAATACTGTGACAATCGCAAGAAGCAGAAAACACATTCAAAAATACTATGATACGAAAGATATTGGAGAATTTCCGAATAGATTAAAGCCAATATCAGTCAAAACCGATATAGATGTAAAGAATCAATTTCCAGAACTTAATGAAATTAATGGATTAATCGCGAAACTTAATTTACCTGTTTATTCTCCATTACTATATGTTATGCCATCAAAGATGGATGAGTATGAAAAACTCTATGAACAAATTGTAAAAGGTGGTCAGGGTAGTTTTAAACAATCAGATCGAGAGCGAAACCTTGTAAATTTAATGCGTGTGAATATTTTAAAGCGTTTAGAAAGTAGTATTCATTCCTTTAAACTAACTGTGGAACGCATTAAAGATAAAATGGATGCCATGCTTTCTAAAATAGAACAGGGATTAGATTATCAAGTAGATCTAGAAGAAGAAATTGATGATGATGAAGTTGATGATTTAGAATTAGGAACAAAAGTTAAAGTAAAACTCAAAGATTTAGATTTGATTCGATTGAAAGCGGATTTAAAAGAAGATCAAGCAGCTTTAGAGTATCTTCTTCAAGTAACTTCAAAAGTAAGTGTTGAGGAGGATGCAAAACTCATCCAACTCAAAAAACAAATAACTGATAAAATCAAACAGCCACTTAATGTTGGAAATAAGAAGGTTATTATTTTTACTGCTTTTGCGGATACAGCAGCATACTTACATGATAATTTATCAGATTGGCTTTATACAACTTTTGGAATTTATACCGGGATCGTAACTGGTTCTCAAGTAACCAAATCAAATGTTCCAAAAGCTCGAAATAATTTTGAAGAAATATTATCAATGTTTTCTCCTAAATCTAATAAAGCTACAGTTAAGCATCAAATCAATGTATTAATCGCTACAGATTGTATTAGCGAGGGTCAAAACTTGCAAGACTGTGACTACTTAATTAACTATGATATCCATTGGAATCCAGTAAGAATCATACAGCGTTTCGGTAGAATAGATAGAATTGGATCAGAAAATAAAGATATACAACTCGTTAACTTCTGGCCAAATCTTGACCTAGATGAGTATATCAATCTTGAGTCTAGAGTTAGAAACCGAATGACGATGGTTGATATTTCAGCTACTGGAGAAGATGACTTACTTAATCCTGAAAGCAAGAACTTAAAATATCGTAAAGACCAATTAAAACAACTTCAAGATGAAGTCGTAGATTTAGAAGACTTATCTGGAGGAATTTCAATCACTGACTTAACATTAGATGATTTTATAATGTCACTTGATAAGTATTTAAAATCACATCCAGGACTTTTAGAATCTTATCCTACGGGTATATACGCAGTGACAGATATTAATGAAAAGCTTAAAAACGATATCAGTTCTGGTGTTATTTTTTGTTTGAAACAAAAGAATTTTACAGAGAGTGAGAAAGGACAAAACTCACTTTATCCATATCACTTAGTATATGTTAAAGAAGATGGAACCATAGAGATAAAAAATACGAACCCTAAAAAAATATTAGATATTTATAAAGCAATTACCAGTAATAAAAACGAAACGATTAAAAAATTAGTGAATGAGTTTAATCAAGAAACAAAAAATGGAAACAAAATGGATAAATATACAGGACTCCTTGAAAAAGCCATCTTTGATATAAAAGGGTATATTGAAGAAAAAGGGGTTAAATCATTATTTAGACTTGGAAAATCGACAATACTAGATAATAAAGTAACAGGTTTAGATGATTTTGAATTGATTACATTCTTGGTGATAAAATGAGAAATATTTTAGAGTATTTAAATATTCCTAAATCAGGAAAAACAAAACAAAGAATTGCACTCAAAGATATCATTGAACAATTAGACCCATCTGCTAAAGAAAAGAGGATTTTATCATCAGAAATTGAATCAATTTATCTTGTTGGTGTTCTTAATCTAGACACAATAAGAATTCAATCCTATATTGATGAAGATTATCGTTATGAATCTATTTATGTGATTCGTGTCATGTTAAAATCAAACGTGCATTTTGCAACCATTAATGAGAGACTTCATATGGCATTCCCTAATCCAGTAATCATTGTATTTGAATGGGAAGAAAATATAGTGCTTTCAACTGCGCCAAAAAGAATTAATAAGAACGTTAGAGAAAAAAGTGTCATCGAATCAATATATACAACAAATATATTTATAATCGATGGTAAACATAATTTTCTTTTGAAACACTTGAATCTTCAAACTGTCAAGGCTTTGAATCTTAAAGAACTTTATGAAACTCTAACTGATTATATATTTTCAGAAAGACTTATTGAATTGATTGGTGAATATCCTAAACAAATTCCAAACACCTCAGAGTTAAAACAGACAATTAAGTTGATAGAATCTGAAAAATCTCATTTGAATGCATACAAAGAAAGTTACAAACAAGCATCAATGATGGCTGAAAAAATGGAATTACATATGAAGATCCAAAAGACACAAAAAAATATTGAAGACATCATTTTAAATTTAAAGGAGGCATTATTACATGAATAAAATGGAAGGCAAAAGTCTTGATTTAGAAAAGCTAAATATAGAAAAAATCAAAGAACTATTTCCGAATGTTGTTACCGAAGGAAAAGTGGATTTTGATAAACTTAGAATTATATTAGGTGACCAAATAGATGATCGTGTAGAAAAATACCAATTCACTTGGAATGGGAAATCAGACACAATTAAATTAGCACAATCGCCATCAACTGGAACATTAATTCCAAGTAAAGAAGACAGTAAAAACTGGGATACTACAGGAAACCTTTATATTGAAGGTGACAACTTAGAAGTCTTGAAGCAACTCCAAAAGACTTATTACGGAAAAGTTAAAATGATATATATAGATCCCCCTTATAATACAGGTGGAGATTTTGTGTATAAAGATGATTTCAAGGATAACATTAAGAATTATAAAGAACAGACTCAACAAACCAGTAGAGCTAATCCGGAAACTAATGGTAGATATCATACTGATTGGCTTAATATGATGTATTCTAGATTGATGTTAGCTAAAAATTTACTCTCCAATGAAGGTGTTATTTTTATAAGCATTGACGAGAATGAAAATTACAATTTAATTAAGCTTTGTAATGAAATTTTTGGCGAATTTAATAGAATAAGTGACATGGTTAATATTACAGGAGCTAGTCAAAATGGAGAAGGAGTTTTAATACAAAAAAACTATGAGACATGTTTAGTATATTGCAAAAATCTGAGTTTGTTAAAAATTAATAAGGTTGACAAGGCAAATGAGTCACTAAGGAGTCTAGCTGATGCACCAACACCTCTAAACACTAGGCCAGACATGGGGTACACAATATATTATAACGAATTGAATGATGATATAATTCCCTTGAAAGATTATGATAAAAATTTAATACCAGACTGTTGACAAAGTCGCCTAGAAATAGGCGGCTTTTTCTTTTCGATTAAGATTCACGAGCAAACATGTAGAAGTTTCGAGTTTTCCACGTGGATAAG